GCCCCTCTCAAATTGGTGTCGGAAGCGGCTTGCTGGGCGAATAGCGAAGCCGCGTGACTTCTTCTTTACGGTAGGCGTTCCACGCAATGATGCACTTCGCGAAGATCTCTCTCCGCGTAGCTGCTGACTTGTTGGTGAGGATGTTGGCGCCGGAGTTGAGCGTGGCGGTGAGGAGGAAGTTGTTCAGCTGGCGGTCGGGAAGGTCCGGAGAGATTCCCGTAGCGTCTCGGACAGCGGTCCAGAACCGTCGGCTGAAGTCTTCGCTGATCTTGTAGGTCTCGAAGATGGCGGCTACTACGGCTCCCTTCTTCATGAACTTGAACCCCCCGGAACCCGACGTCTTGGAGAGCTCTTGTACGAAGAGGATGAAGTCCTCATTCTTGGTCAGGAGCTGCGCTCGATCCTCCCTGCGTTTGGCCATGTACTGCTCACCCCACTTGGCGTAAGCGAGCGCCGTCGTACAGAGATTGACGAGCCACGTGGGCATGTCCATGAGGGACTCGAGCGTCCCCGCGTAGACGCGGTTGACGTCACCGGCGTTTCGGGAGCTCACTCCAGAATCGAACTTGGAGTAGAGCTCGGCGACCTCCTCCATGTCCTTGCACTCGTAGACCGTCACGTTGACACGCAGGCCCGAGTTGACGAGCTTCGGGTTGGTGTGGAAGAGGTAACTCGTGTGCTGTCCGTTCACGCGGTAGACGTCGTTGCCCACTTGAGCCGCCGCCCACTGAAAGACGATGGTCTTCTTGGTCTTGACGTCGGCACAGAGTTCTCGGATGCGCTTCTGGCTCAGCGGACGCTCTCGAGGGACGGGCTCCATGGTGGCGTACTTCTTGGCCAGCGCCTTTGTTAACGCGGTCGTTTTGGTGTGCAGAATGCGCATCGGATAGTACCTCCCTCGTAGTTAGCAACCCACATAGGGGACAGATTGATTACTTTTACCACGTAAAAAGGAGTTTTAAGCTTGGCGGTTGAGTAACCGCTCCTTGACGAGTTGCGCCAAGAAAGAAGTACTCTCTATCTCGTAACCATCCGCGCTTATTGCGATAGCTCCGCCACCGAATTCGTCCGTTCGAGGTTTGCTACAAGAGTCAGCCCATTGAAGGAGTACTACGTCTTTTCGATTGTGCTCATGCAAGAACGTAGAGATGAACGAGGCTACTATATCGAGATTAGTCCCTTCCTCTTCGTAGAAGTACGCCTCGTCCGCATGTTCGTCGATATCCACGGTCCCAGGAGGCCAGCCCCAGTCTAGAACGTCTGGCTTGGCCAACTCAAAAAGTGCGCAGAATTTCTCGAGCTCTTTCTCTTCTAGCTCCTCGGGATCGATTGACGTGTGGGAGAGAAGCCAAGCACGCTCAGCTCGGTTGTGTATAGAAACGGCGATGCTGTACTGACAGTAGTTATTAGCCATCGGTTCAATCCTCGTCGTCGAGATAATCGACATCTGGTGCCCAGGGGTGCAGGTCCCAGTGCAGGTCCGAGAGCTTGTCAGCTATCTCGGAGAGTTCCATACGCTCACTGTCTTGAATATCCGCGGTCTCGGAATCCCGAAGATCCCGGATACCGCGGACGCAGATGCCCAGGAGCATCCGCACTTCTTGGATGTTGACGTTCATACTGTCCTCCTTGTGAGCCGCCCGGGAATCGAACCCGAGACCTACGGATTAAAAGTCCGTTGCTCTACCTAGCTGAGCTAGCGGCTCGGTGTGTCGCTGTTTTCGTAACGTCCGCTATTGTACTTCACTGGATGCTAACGATGTCCATTCTGCAACCATGGTGATCCAGGGGTGAATCGTGACAACTCTTCAGAGTTGGCGCGATGAACATCACATGGTTGCTTCGTAGTGTGCATCCAGTGATAGCGGACAGAGCGAATATGCGTGCACAGAATACACGCGATTCGAGAAAGTATCTTTCTCTTTGAGCGCTCCGACTCAAACCCACACTTTGTACCAGGGACGGGAATCGAACCCGTACGGAGTTACCTCCACAGGATTTTAAGTCCCGTGCGTCTACCTAGTTCCGCCACCCTGGCTATTTTTTGGAGATCAAGTCTTCAAGATTGGCAGGTAAGCTGTCAGCATTCTGCTGCACCATTGGTTCTACCGGAGGAGGCTCGGGAAGATCAAACTGGTCCTCTTCGGGGAGCTCTTCGATAGCTGCGGAGAGAGGGTCGTCGATTCGGAGAGACTTGGACATCTTGTGCCCTCCGGACCCATAACCCATAGGAGCACCCGAACCGCCTCCACCAATGCCTCCCCCATAAACAGCAGGCTCAGGCCCGGATTCTTCTTCGACAGCGCTGTCTACCATGCTGAGCTCGACGCGGAGCTCAGTCACCATGCTGAACAGCTTGGCGTTGATTGAACGTTGGTACTCGAGTTCCCGGGCGAGACGCTCACGATCCTTCTCAGCGCTCTTGAACTGGTCTCGAATCAGATCAAGAACCATCTCGCTCTTGTCGTCAGCTTTCTGGGCCTTTTCACCTGCGGTATCAAAAACATTGAATCCCACAGCAGTGATGAGAGCTGCTACCCCCGAGAGGATGCCGCCCCACGTCCCGGTAATCCTTGCCGCGCGTGATTCTGCCATGTCAGAAAACCTCCTGACTTAAGCATACGACGACTTTTACCAAAAAAGAATTAGGATTAGCGGGTGTTAGGCACGTCAACAGTAGCGACGATTCGAACCCTGTTCAGATCTTCGTATGTCTGGAATGCGAGGGAAGGGAGGCCCTGAACGGTCACGCGGTCTCTAGCTCTGTCAGGAACAGAGAGGTCGTCTCTGTCGAGCTGGATAGAGAAAGGATGGCCGCCCTTAAAGGACTGTGCGAAGACTCCCCCTGCCTGGAGGATGAAGGGGCGAGTCGCCACAGGATCTTCCGCAATGGTCTCGTTGTAGGGATCAAACGCACCGTAGTAGACTCCCACTGCTCCAACATCACAGCGAACGATCAGGCTCGTGAGCAACAGCTGCCCTCCAAACTTAGGCTGCATTGCCAGTCTATTCTCTACCGGAAACTGGATAGCGTAGAGCCAACCCGGATCGATGTAGATAGGGATCGACTTCAGGTAATCTGGGAAGTCTGAAAAGTCTTTAGCGTCGTTTGTAGGCCCCAGATCAAGAGTCGCTACAAGACGAGATTTAAAATCCTCATCGAAGTCGAAGTGGATTACGGGCTTCTTATCCGCAGCGTCATTTTCTTGGAGAGGGAAAGTGAGCGCGCCTTCAGTTTTGATGTGCCCAGACCGGTTGTCATACTGGGCTACGAGTGCTGAAGCAGGAAACGCCTGGTTGGATGTGGGTGCAGATGCCATTAGACGTACTCCACGAATCTGTAGAAGCTCGTCACAGAGAGGCGAACTCCCGTTGTAGTGGTAGCCTGAATCCCCAAGAGGCCCATGGCAGAGTTAGCGACTCCTGCTTCATCCGTCCCCATGAGGGGAGGGTTGGGGTCAGCCCAAAAAAGGAAATCTCCCTTTTCCATGGGGTATGGGACGTACTGGGTAGACCTCACTGAAGGTCCGAGTTGCATCTGGTTATTGAGCATGATGCAGGACCCTTCAGTGCACTCAATGTAGAGTGCGACCAAGTACCCCCAGAGGCCCGGACCGTACTCGAAAGAGTATGCGGGTTCATATACGGGATACGCGGCGTAGAGCCCGTACTGATCGTCCAACATGTACCCCAAGCCCACCGAAGGATCGAACGAGTGTTCAATAGAGTACATGGCGTGGTAGTCCACGTCTGATACTAACTCCTCGAGAACTGCCGATTTGTCGACATCAGGCTTACCCATGTCGAACTCACTCGAGAAGTCTACTCCGAGTTTGAATTCGGTCTCAGGAAGCGTAAGAGGATTAGGCAGTAGCCCGAGGATTCCTGAGCCTACCGCGAAGCCTCCGAAAGCTCCCGAGCCAAATGCGCCTGATCCGAATCCCATGACTTACTCCGTTACTTGGCTGCCGTGGCCTGCTCCAACAAGAAAATTCCGGTGCCTCCGCTGTTCAAAAAAACAGGGATGTCTGCAACTCCGAACGGCCCAGCTCCTATGCCGGTACTCCCCACTATCCCAGGAGTATTCCACTTGACACCCGCAGGTCCTGATACGTATAGCGCCTGGCCTGAAGGAATAGCGAAGGGGCCTCCCATTAACCGGATGGACGCGAATCCCCACCGCGGAACGAGCAGGTACACGACATCCAATAGCGTCAAGGTCGATGTAGGGCTATCCCAAGACATGTCCCCGTAGGTTTGAGGCCCCAAAATGATGCCGATACGCTGCTGCGTCATCATGATCTCGATATCGAGATCCGACATCTGACCTTCGTATTGCTCGTCCCACGGATCGAGATCTGCAGCGGGATACCGAATGTTCAAGTTGGAAGTGTATCTGTAGTTCGGGTCAGCCATCTTTCACTCCTTTAAAGCGTAGACGGGTATGCGAAATGGTCTTGAATGCCCATGACGAATGCGCCTGCGATGTGAAGACCGAATACTACTTGCCCTCTAACGTAAGCGGCAGGGGCGGTAGGCGTCACAAACAACTCAGCAGCACCTATAGCGTACGTACTGTCCCAAGGGATATCCTCAGGGACGTTCATCAACACGTAGTTGTCGGCTGGAACTACAAGAGGAGTGGCCCCGTCACCCCATGTAAAGACACCGCCAAAGATGGGACACAGCATTGTGAACCCATTGATGGTGAGCGTGGTCGACGCAGTGTCCCACTCTATCTTGCGCCCAACGAACGCCAATCGTGCCGACTGCATGGCGAAAAGGATGGTCACGTCAAGTCGGTCCATCTGCTCGATGTACTTGTCATCCCACGGATCGAGATCCTTCGCAGGATACGATAAGTGGAGATTCGAAGTTACTCTGATATCAGGATCAGCCATGACTCAGCACTCCTTACGGGAACGAAATGGTACGCGATGTCGTCCTGAGGAGGAACGCGATCTCTCCAGGCATGGACCCGTCGTAAACTAATAGCGGGATGCGTCTCTCGTTGGGTTCATAAGTAGACATGTCTGCGGTGAATATTCCGTTCGCGGCCCACATACCTGTACCTCTCCACCAAGGGTTAGGCGATGCTGAACCGACATCAACATACGCAAGTTGTGAAGGCGATACCGCGAGGCTCGTGGGGCCAAGGGTGATGACTCCCCCGGTAGCAGAGACATACAGACGGATGTTACCGTTGACTGTAAGCTGAGAACCATTCCACGTCAGATAAGTGTTTAAATCCCCTGCATCCACCAAAACAGTACCGATATTGACCGAATAGGCCAGCCACTTTTCAAGATCATTCATCTGCTGGATGATCTGCTTGTCATCAGGTATCAGGCCCGTGTTCGGGTACTTGAGCCTAAGATATTCAGTTTGTCGGGTGCTTGGATCGGCCATGGGAGTGCGCCTCCTTCTAGTGAATTTCAGCTAAAGTATAGGCCGAAAGCCAAAAAAATGCGACTTCAGTCTTCGGGGTCAGGTTCGAGTCGTGCCTCGGACTCTCGGATAGCAGCCAAGCACTTTGGGCAGTTGGAGTACTGCACCTCAGGGGTGTACTTGGTGCCATCCGTAGAGACGTAGACTTCGTCTAAGGGAGAGTCGTCTTTATCGAAGTCTGGAGACACCCACTTCCCGCTACAGCAGATTCTGTAACGGGGAGGGTCGTATGCGTCTGTGCAGTGAACCATGTCGGCCTCCCTACTACTAGAGTAGCACCTTTGGATTCGACATCCAAGGCGCTCCTGGCAGCCTCCTGTAGGCGCCATTCATCAGCTTACCGGGTTAATATCTCCGTGTCAGGTACTAGAGATGCATGGCGCCTACAGGGGCAGCCGGAGGTCCTTGGATGTCGGACTCCGAACGTACGCTACTGTGGCGCTAAATTATCCCGGCGAACAAGGACGTAACGTCCTCTACCCCACTCAGCGGTTTGGGGGTGCTAGTAGAGATTGCTATTGGTTTTCGTACAGCCGACCGGCGAGGTGTCCGTATCCGCGTTCGTAAAGATCGGAGAGGGTGTTTGCACGTTCGCGCGCTTCCCGCATCCCTTCGAGGGTACCTTCGCCTCCACCGAGAGCAGCTCCAGCAATCTGGGATTGGAGACGTGAGCTAGTGTCCTCATCCTCACCACCCCCGAGACCACCCAAAGCGGCTCCTGAGAGAGCACCTTCGAGTCCACGCTCCGTCATGAGCTCCTTCATGAGCCCTTCACGAATGTCTCCGTACTCTTGGGGTGTGAGCGGCTGCGCCGTCTGCTCTTGGATACCGCGAGCATGCGGTACGAGCCCCTCATGCGTGCCGTAAGGCATATGACGCGGAACGCGACCTTCCTGAGCAATCTCACCGAGGGTTGTCCCCCAACGCTTTCCGTGACGCTCAGCACCGCTACGGCGCGATAAACCGCTCAAGGCACCAAGCCCACCGCCCCCGAGGAGACCCAGGCCGCCTCCGATGAGCGCACCCTTTCCTCCTCCGAGTCCGTATCCGAGGCCGCCTCCCAAGAGTCCTCCGAGGCCACCCCCGACGATGCCTCCCGTGGTGGGAGCATCACGGTGACGTTCGTAGCCTTCTTGGCCCTTCATCTTGGAAAACGCCTGGATCTCCTCAGGAGTAATTTCACGCCGCTTATTCCCCGTGAGGGCTGCGGCGATATCTTCTTCCGTGATCTCAGCCAACTTGGTCATCACTTCGCGGTAACCTTGAACAAATGCGGGATGCATGGGGGAACCTCCTTCAAAGTTCCTCACAAGTATAGTTCAAGAGACCTCTACAATCCAAGGAGAATATGTCTTGTTTCTCTGGAAGTAGTAGCCGTGCTGGTTACAGACGAAACGCGTTTCGAAGTACGTAACGTCCACGCGAGGACCGTGGTCATGCCCGTAGACCCACAGCTCAGGCTCGTACCGGTCTATGATCCTGGAGAGATCGGATTCGAAGGCTGCACGCGTGAGCGTCTTCAAGAACTTCGGAGGGTGTAGCTGTTTAAGAGGGGCGCAGTGGGTCACTACGACCGTGGGTCGGCGCTTGTTTCGTGTAGCCAGTGCCTCCTCGAGCCACTCACGACAACGCATATGCTCTCGCGTCCAGACGAAGGGAGTCATCGGTCCATAATCCCCGCGAACCTTTATGACGGGTGCTCTCTCCTTCGAATCGATTTTGAAGTCCGTAATGGCCGTCTGAACAGCCAAGGCATCAAGAGGGTTGCTGATGTCCGACCAGAGAGTCGTACCTAGAAACTGAACACGCGAGATTGTTTGCATGTCCTTTTCTAGGAGGTAGACCGCAGGGAACTCGGCGACGACTTTTCGGTATTCGTCCAGTGCGTCCGGGAAGTACCTGCCGTAGTACTCGTGGTTTCCCAAGACGTAGACGATGGGAATGTGCTTCTGCTTGAGGATCCTACGAAAGACTTTACGCAGACTGGCAGGCTTCTTGTGGATGTCGCCCGCCAAAACCAGCACTTCAGCGTCAGGATGGACTTCGATCTTCGTCTTCGAGTGGAGCTCCAGATGGAAGTCCGAGGCGATTTGAATTTTCATCTTCGAGCTCCTTTGTTTTGAGATTTACCTCGTAAAGTCCAGCTTGGTCTGGCGCGGGTCGTCTGGTATCGGAGGCCCAAGGTCTTCTTCCTGAGTCTCTGGAGTCCGGAAATCCAGCTCCTCTGGGATCGTCCAGAGTCGAGGCAGCTTCTCTACTTCAGTTACGCTGTCAATGTCGGGGTGGTCGCTCGCGAAGTCGTCTAGGTCCCAACCCGAGTACGCCTCTACTATGTCTGTTATGTCAGGAGCTACGTTGTCTCTAGCTGAATCCTTGGTGTCTGCGTACACGTAGACTTCAGCTACTTCCACCGCCGTGCGTGATACTTTAACTTTGAACATCGGCATCGCCGTCACCTCCCCTTGCTGCACGGGCTTTCTTTAGACGCTCCGCCATGGCTGCTCGTTGCTCTTCCGAAATTTCTCGTTTGGTGTCCTCCTTGAGAACCGCGCCTTTGGCACGCGGATTATACCTCGACCAGTCGAAGTCAGGCTCTAATTTACGGTACGGCATCCAGCGGTAGAGAGAGCAGCTAGGAACCTCACAATCAACCTTGCCATCTTCGTACTGTCCGCAGCACTCGTGGCATTTTTTGAGCATAGCTTCACTGCGTCCTGGTCCTTTAGACTTGGCCATGAGGTCACTCCTGTGGGTTTGTAAAAGTCCTCGTCTTTCCGAGGCGTCACCGGTTCCGTCCCTTGTCTGATAATGCTGTTCGCTCCTCCCACGGGCCCACCAAGACTGGGCCTTCTACTCTTGGCCTCAGCCTTCTAGGGAGGGTCAGTCACCGGAAACCATCTCTCAAGCACTCTCACACTACTGTGATGGGAAGTATCCCACCCGTGGTTCTTGCCAGGGTATTGACTAAGCCTACATTCGTCCACTCGTCCGTAGGCTTAAGAGATACGCTGGCTTGAACCTGGGGTGGGTTCTTGCCGACTGCTAGTGACATAATTAGCCACTATGAGAACGTAACGTTCTCTGTCTCGAGATGTAGTAGACACTAGTGTGGGATCTAGACTTCTGGGTACTCGTACTCGACGAAGCAAAGCGCGACGTAGACCAGGCCGTACGCAGCGTCAACGATAATGTCCCGAGTGTAGTAGGTCACATCAACGATATCGAAAGTCCTCGGGTCTCCCTTGTACCGTCTTTCGACGATACCTTCGAGGTCCTTCTTGAGAATGGCCTTAGCTTTCTCTTTCGAACCGTGACCTTCGTACTCGGCGGCGAAACCCCCGAGGTGCTCGCGATTACCGTCATCGTCCACGACGTAAACTTGGCACGTACCGATACCGGCACAGAGGTGCTCCCCCTCGACACCCTCCATCTGAGCTTTGATAGTTTCGAGCACTGCACCATGGTGGACCAACCCGAGCTTCTTAGCTTGCTCGAGCTTGATCTCCTTGGCTTCCGGCGGAAGAACGCTGGTGTACGTCATCACGTTGAAGTTTTCGATGCCGCCATCCAGGAGGGCCATATCATATGCGGAAGTCTCGTAGTGGTCAGAGCCCGTCTCAGCACTGGACTGCCCCGCACCGGAGGTTACGAAGTAGAGTGTAGGAATTCGACATTTGGTTCTCATCTGTGTTTTCTCCCCTTCAGACGTTTCGTATTGATGTTGTTAGCTACCGGAATCATACGATCTCGCGCCACAGGATTGGCGGTGTGTACCCCTATAAAAGGCGCATAGTTGACGTACTCGTGCGCACGCCGTTCGATGCGATAGAGGATGTCGTACCCAGTCTTGGTTCCTCCAAGATCGTGATCAAGACTGATAACATCAAAGTCCCAGTCGTTCTGCTCGAGGAGCTTCATCGCAGATTTGTAACTTTTGGCCCAGATCCAACCGTCGGGAGCGGGACGTACGTCGTCTACCCAGAGTTTCATCGCTTCTTTTTCTTACCTCGTTTAATCGGCTTCTTGGTGCCAGGGTCGGTTTTGAAGCTCATATCGAAGAAGCCCTTCTCGTCGCGCATGTCCTCGTCGGAGATTTCCAGGGTGTCAGGCTCACCGACACCCAGGACCCCCCCGATATATTGGGAGATCTCCTGGTAGACCTCGTAAGGATCTGCAACTTTCATGTAACCGACTTTACGTAACGCATCGTTGACGTGGAGGGCCAGACATCCACGACCGTAGGGACCGTCCATCCTTCTCAATGTTATGATGGGAGACTTGAAGTGTTGGAAGAGCCGTGAGTCGTCTCTAGGCAGTCGCTTGTTGAAGAATGCCTCGAACTCTTCTCGATGCAGTTCGTAGATGTCACCGTCTTTTCTGTGTTTACGTTTCCGCTGTTCCTTCTTGGAAAGTTTAGCGTAATACAGTGTCCTGAGGCGCTTAGGGAACTTGTCTACGATTTTGTCAGCTTGTTGGACGTTGTACGCGAAATCCACAGTGGCGTCGAAGTCGTCTAATGAACAGCTGTACCGTGCTTTATTCCCGTATCGGAACCGCAGGCAGGGGCGGATCTTGCCACACACTCCCACCACGAGGATATTGACCGAAAAATGGAAAGAGTCTTCTCTTCCTTCGAGTTCAGCACGCCAACAGTTTTCCTGAGGTTCCCAGAAGAGGTCCATCCCGGGAGTCTCGACGTCAACTTCCCCGTGGAGTTCTCCCTGGGCGGTTAAGTCGGTGTAGATTTTTCGAAGGGTGTCTCCCTCGTTGACGCCGTAGCGTGTAACCTTACGGAGATACACGAGAGACAGATCGACACCGTGTGCTTGAACTGAGTCGTAGTAATCACGAAACTTCGAAATGATTCTCATGTCGTTTTCCTTTCGAGGCCCGCGTTGGGATCGAACCAACGACCTGGTGGTTAACAGCCACCTGCTCTACCGCTGAGCTAGCGAGCCAACGCGCGAGTGCTGCCAATGGAGAGTCCTAAACAGTTGTTTTTGGTTACGGCAGCACCCGCGCAACATCCAAGTTTACATAGTAAAGCCTTAGGAGGCGACCTTCAAATCCTTCTCGGACACTCCCCTAATGTAGTCCTTGGCGCTGTCGATCCAGGACTGGATGTACAGCTCCTCACCGTCGAACCTCTTGGCGATCTTGGCGATCTCCTTGAAGTTGGGGGGACACTCGGTGTGTCTCTCGATGGCCTCGTACGGGACTCTACGCAGAAGCCCGTAGGCAAGTAGGTTGTCTCTTGCGGCCCAGCGCACAGTAGTAGTGCGATGGTGATTGAGACGCCACTTGGCCATCCCGTTTACCTTCCGGGCTTCTTCCCGGATGGTGCGTGCTTCGTCTGCGAGGTTTTTGATTTTGACCCGAAGGTGGATTATTCGTTCGTTCATCGTCTTTCTCCTTGTTGGTGTTGTCTCCACGGGAACAGAGAAAGACGTGAAGGGGGGCCTCTAGCGGTTTTGTATTCAGGTGAATCTCATGTGCTTATCCTATTCATGGTTGCAGAGGATGTCAACTGCGCCCCCACCAGGACTCGAACCTGGAACGGCGTGGATTGAAAGCCAGCTACTCTGCCATTGAGTTATAGGGGCTATGTGTTACAGATTCGGAATGTTGTGCTCGAGGTACGAGGGGATTATCTCATGACAGTTGCCACACGCTAAGACCTTTTCCTGCGTATGCTTCTGGATGTGCCACCATGGTGCGAGAATCGAGGACCCACACACCATGCACTTTCCAGGATTTTTGTACTTCACCTTCCTCTCTTCCCAGTGGTAAGTGGGTGTGATCCCTCTGGACCAATGCCAAAGCCCTTCGCTGATGGAAAAAACGTAAGCAAGGTACTCGTAAGTGTGTAGCGCGTAATGAGGGTCTTCGACAATCTCGATCTCTTCTATCGAGTTCTCTGCGTTACGTGTCCAGTTAGCAGTACCTCGTATAGCCGCCGTAGGGATGTACTTTCCACCTTTACCCGGCAATAGCCGCACCGCGTGTTTGAGGTGCATTAGTGGACTCGTCTCATTTTCTCTAAGCGGAGCACGGCTCCCTCGAAAATCTCCTACAAGACGTACGGCGTCTATCATTCCGTAGTCGTTTTGTCCGTCACGACGACTCAGGTGTGCAAAACAGTTACCCGGTAACTGGTTACGTCTCACGTAACAGACGAGATTGTTGTACGCCCGGGCAACGCGTAGTGTAGGGCGGAACTTATCCACAACTACTGCGCAGTTTCCGTGTTCTAACGCGTTGATGAGGTCTTTGTGTGTCAGGATATTGAGTCCTGCCAGGATCATCCCGTCAGCCCTGTTAGTCTCACGTATAAACTTAATAATTTCGTCCATGAAGTTTGCACGGTAACGCGTTACGTTTACGATCTTGGCGTACGTACGTTTTTGCGGGAGTGACGGAGCTCCCCGCGTACCCGCGTAGGTGGCGAGGTCACTGTTAAAATTTTGGTCAGGTGCTGGACGACTGCTGGGAGTTGCCTCATACGTTTTCATTTCTAGACCTTTCTCTTGTGTCTCTAGACGCACTTTTAAGGATGTGCGCGTGTAACCTATTGAGTTATAGGGGCGTTTCCGAAGGTGTGCTACTACGCCAAAGACCTGTCTTCTACCCGGCGGCTATCTCCCGCTGTTCTACGCGTCGCCTACCGCCGAAAACACCGCGCAGAACACCAGCTGTAGCACGGCTGGAACACGCCCCCTGGACCTCAGACGTTTACCTTGCTCAAGGGCTCAATCTATTCGGATCCAGAGAGGGAGTACACTTGCAGCCTCAGGTCCAGTTTTTATTCGGCTAGTAACAAGCCGCCAACTAGCTGCCGGGCCTACGTGCCTCTGCGAAGATGGCGGGCCACTCTTTAAAGGATGGCTGCCTCTAAGCCAACCTCCCGCCAGAAACGCTGTCGGGGCGATAGGATTCGAACCTACGGCATCCAGCTCCCAAAGCTGGCGCGCTACCAGACTGCGCCACACCCCGTAAAAAAGAGCAGTGAGACGGAGTGGGGATGTGGGGGGAACATCCGGGGATTTCCATCTCACTGCTCAAGAGAATGATACTGCGATTAGGTGCCGAAGAGAAGGGACGATGCTCGACGCGTAGCGTCTTGTAGCCATTCCTGAAGTTTTTCAGCTGCTTCCAAGTCGATACCTTCGTCCTTAGCCATCTTGGCAACCTCTTCCTGGATCTCTGCAACCTTGAGGAGGTTCTCTGCGTAGGTTCCATCCTGATCCTTCTCTAGCGGAGTAACCATGAAGTCCGGAACGACGGTAGGCGCATCTTGGTCCCTTCGGAGCATCCAAAGCTTCTCAGGATCGAGGGATATGGTTATACCCCGGTAGTGTACTTGATCTGTGTGCGTCTCCCTCACGGGGAACCTGACAGAGATGCGGCACTGTCGTCCCGAGCTCGGGATGATGTTGATGATAGGTTCCCCTATGATGTACGCCATGGTTCCTCCTGGATGGGGCAGAGGGACTCGAACCCCCAACACTCGGCACCAAAAGCCGATGATCTACCAGTTGATCTATGCCCCAAGAAAAAAAGGGGACAGGCGCCCCAGAGCTTGGATAGTCGGATATCGGGTAATCGCAGCCGCGCTTCTTCCAGCTTCATAACTTCCACTGAAAGCTAGATCGCGGCGTTTCGGTTGTTCGTGCAGTCGGTACAGTCGGACGTTCGGAGTTCGGCTGTTCACACAGTCGGAGTTCCTGGTCCATGAGACACGCCGTGTGAGGGCGCGTACCGTGTGGGGTGAGGCTTAAAAGGCCAATCCACATGGGCTGTACTTCATCTTTTTTCAAATGATGATATCGATCCGCAACGATGTCACCGGCGACACCTACGGCTTAGGGTGCCGTGCAAACCCTTGCTCTGCGCTACGCCTGTCCTATGTAGTACGCTCTAGGAGCGTTCTACACCGAGAAGTTGTCGAGAACCGTCTTGGACACCTCGACCTGGGTGTCCCAGTTGGTCTTCTGGATGCACGCGTCCACCTCCCGCAGCTTGCGCTGCAGCGTGTCGACGACCTGGAAGGGCTTGAGCTCCGAGGGAGCCTTGCGCTTGACCTTGGTCACCAGGTCCCCCAGACCGTCGGCGATGGGGACGCGCTCGGAGATCTCCTGGAAGAGCTCCTCCGCCGAGACGCGGAAGTTGTGGGGGGCCGGGGCGCGGCGGATGCGATCCTCGAGCTCCTTGCGCCGGACGAGCAGCTCGGCCAGCTTGACGGTGGCGGGTCCCGTGGACGCGACCTCCTCGTCCGACATCAGGTCGTGGGTGACCTCGACGTCCGTGACCCAGTTGGCCTGCTGCACGACGCTGTCCGCGAGGCGCCGCTGGTGCGCGTAGTAGTTGGTCTCCTTCTCCAGGAGGCCCTTGTCCACCAGGCTGACGTGACCGACCACCTGGTCGATCTCGTCGTTGACCTTGCGCCGCTGGACGCTGTCACGGGTGATACCCGCCTCCTGCGCTCCCAAGCGTCCGCTGAAGAGGGCGTTGAGCTCCTTACGACGCAGGAGCAGCTCAGCCAAGGCGATTTTCTTCTTGTCGGTCATGATCCGTACCTCCTTCGTAGTTCTGAGACGCGAAAGCGTCCGATAGGGGAAAGTACGGACTTGTACCTCCTTTGAGACTTGTTTTTCAAAGAGCACTCTGTAGGAAGCAAGGCTCCCATTACACCTTATTACAGACTATTGCGCGCCCACCTGTGGTCTGAACATGAGTACCACATGCCCGTCAGACCCTACCGTGCAGGTACTTGGTCTAGTCTCGCGCACCGATAGTGACCCCGGCGGGGCTCGAACCCGCAATCTTCGGCGTGAAAGGCCGATGTCCTAAACCATTAGACGACGGGGCCAAAATAAGGAGAAGGCTGCCCGGGACTTCGTGAAGTAACCAGACCGAAGACATCGACCATCCGGACCTTCTCCTGACTACGTTAACAAAGGGGGAGTACTTATAGCCTGCGCCCTCCCCAGGCGCATGCGTCTTTTGCTTCTCGGACTCAACGCAACTTGTCCCGGTATTGTACCTTATTTTGTATAGCGACAAAGAAGCCCATCGCTTTTTCACAGCTGCCAACTGTGTGGTGGAGCCGCCGGGAGTCGAACCCGGGTCCGCCTACGGGTCATGTACTGATCTTCACGTGTGTGGTCTCCCTTTTCGTTTCAGACGGTGACTTCCGAGAGACGAGTCATCACGGTCTTACTGCGCTTTCGTTTACCCGGCGTCATCGCGCAGAACTCAGCCTGGGTTTGCCCGTGTAATTACGCCCCCTGGGTTACTCGAGCTCCTCACTCAGGGCACGCCCGCGCCGTTTAAGCGGCCACGGCGAGCGGACTCGCCATGGGGGTCGGGAAGGGAACTACGTTGTCGGCAGTTCGAGTTGAGTGTCCTTTTTAACCCGCCGAACACACAAGGCGGAACACGCACAGTACACTTCCATCGCACACGTCGAAACCGTGTCGGCCCCATGAGAAGGATCTAAGTTGCCATGGTGTCCTCCAATCTGTTGGTCCCTACCAGGGGTGCGTGCTCTTGCCATCAGTCCGAGAAGGTTATCCGAGGGTTATGAGCCCCCCGACTCCCTCAAGGTCCGGACTCGAGCGCGGGTTTATTGGTCTTTCCTAGTAGCTCCTCGAGGCAGCGGGAGTCGGTCCGAGTTTACGGACTCACAACTTCCATCACCAAGGCGCTTCCCGTTTCCTTGGTTGCTGAGGAGCCCTACAAGGAGCTACTAGGAAAGACCAATTTTTCAAAGAGTACGCCTCCTACCTTACTCCTCCAGAGGACCTAGGAATCTGGAGTTTCATCCATGCCTCCACTCCAATACCTCGGAGACGTGATAGCGGGGACCGGATTCGAACCGGCGTGACGGGATTATGAGTCCCGCGACTGAAACCACTCGTCTACCCCGCATCAATGCCCGTCTTTCCGGGCTGTCCGCTCTAACCAGGACCTCCCCTTATCCGGCCTTACAGTAGCATGCCCGACCGGCATTTGGGTATTCGACCTGGACGTCAGCGACCCGCTAACACGAACCCACTGACAGCTGCGATGACCTACGAGCAGCGTCCTGTAGGTCAGGGCATCAGCTTCTTTTACCAGGTAATGTGAGGCTTTTCAATTCTTGCGGGGGAGGGGATCTGTGACAGGCTTGCCCTTGCGCGCACGGTGACGGCGCCACTTTTCGAGGTCTCTCTTCTTGGGAGGCTTCGCAGGAAGGTTAACCGTCGGTCGACGGTAGATGGTGGGTTCACCCATAATAGAAGCCCGCATACGGATCATTGACGTAACGTCGGTCATGGGGACTGAAGCCTTCACGCTCAGGGCCGCCCATGGCCTCAACACGCTCCATGGTTTCACGCTCCTTCTGCTTCGCCTTCTTGGCGGCGATAGCAGCGAGAAGGATCGCACCCACGGTTGCTCCGGCGAACGGGGCCACTTTCTTGCCCTTCTCAAGACCCTCAATGATCTTCTCAGTGATGTGGATCTTACGCCGCAGACTCTCTTGGCCAATATCTAGGATAGGGTCGATGACTTTCTTACCTGCGTAATACCCACCGAGGCCCCCCGCGGCACCGGCGACCCAGGGCATCGCACCACTCTCGAGAAACGCGACTTTATGCAGAAGGGTAGCGACTTTCATCTCGGCAGATTCTCCCGTATACGCTTGAGTCTTGGCGCTGTTCTTCGGAGGCTTGGGCACGTCAGGCATCCCCCCGCTGGTGCTCATGGGGGCGGGCATCTTCGGAAACTTGGCGGGTTTCGGCGTCACGGGTGCGTTTGGGGTATAGTCGAAGTTTGCTCCAAACTTGTACGCTTCGAGCTGAGCTGCTTGCTCTTTCAGCGCCTTGTCGTTCTTCGCAGAATCGATCCACGCTTTCCCTAGGAGTCCTGCACCCACAGCGCCTCCAAGAAGGCCCGCACGTCGCAGCCAGCGATACTTGCCTGGTTGGGACCAAAGACGACGAACCTTGCCTACCGTGTGGTGCTTGACCTTCTGCGCCGTACTCGGACCCGTACCCTTGATGACTTCTTTCTCCATCGCAGGGTGGGGTCCGGGGGTACTTCCTGACATCCGCATGCCAGGAGTGAAGTCCGAGATGCCTCGAGCTTGAGCCAACTCTTTCTCTCGCTGCAGCAGGCGCTCGTACAGCTCGTCATGGCCGCCCAACGCTAGTTTCTCGAGTGTACGCATTTATCCTACATCCCCGTGTTACTCAGTGTCACCGCGTAGGGAGTCTGTGCCGAGGCGCTCGTGAGAGGTACTCCCTGGAGGAGGGGCCGGTTGTACGGCTGCTCGCTTTTCAGGGCCTCTTTTAGTGCATTTCTCTGTAAAACGCGCTCAGCAAGCAGCCCCCGCGATACCTGGCGTGCCTGGCGCTCTCGTTGGTCTCCTTTGGCGCCCCAGAGAGCGCTCCCAGTCAGTAACCCAGCCCCGGCACCGAGCAGTGGGAGGAGTTTCACTGAGAGCGGAAGGTTCTTGAGACCTTTGAGACTTCGGTTCTTCAACAGCCCCTGTTCCAGCATCTCTTTGAAGGGGGCCGTAGTAGCCTTCCCGCCGAGACCACGAGCCAGGACACCTCCTCCGATACCTCCAGCGAGGGCGCCTCCCGCAGCTGGGCGCAATAACCCACGAGACCTCTCGGACTTAGCGAGGTCGTCTACAGTTTGCCCCTCGTGGAGTCCCCGAGCCATGCGCTCGACCATGGAACGGGGAGCCCACTCGGACATTCCGGTGAGCCTCTCCTGGTAATTCGGAGTACCCGCAAAGGTGAACGGGATTCCAGAAGGCCGGAACCAGATACCACCTGCGTGTTTCAGTAGTCCTTCACTCATGACACCACGAATTATACGGCAAAATCCTTGGTAAAAGAAGGGGGACCCATTGGCTTTGGAAACTAGTGGCTATCCCACGTAGAGGGACCTCGGGGTCCCTCTTTTAGCTTCTAGGTCCTTGAGCCCCTCCGTAACCGGACTGGATCTTGGTTGCGGGACGCTTTGGACTGTGCGTATGGACGTACCCGGCCTTGTTCCCTTTGCAGCCTGGATACGAAGGAATGACGGTATTCATAGTGACAGGACCGCTGCGCCATACTCGAGATAGGATGTTCCCGCAGTCCGGACAAGGCACCTCTTCTTTGGCGTCGCTGACCACTTCTTCGGTTTCGAGTTTGCAGCGTTCACAAATGTAATCGAACATGGGCATTTAGGACTCCGTCGTCTCGGATACAATAGACATGTTAGCATCGAACTCCACTGAAGGAGCCGGAGAAATCTCTTCACAAAGATTGAGTTGAACCTCAGACTCCACCGGCGCAACACCAACGCTCATATCGTCATTAAAGTATTGGTTCTCCAGGTCCTCCACAGCGCTATCGAGACCCTCGAGAACAGGGGTAAGTCCGCTAGAGCTCCCTCCGAAGATCCAGCCGATGAGTCGCATGAAACTTTCGACTATCTGCTTACCGCTCTGAGCCCCCACGTCAGCTGCTGCGCTGGGGGACGGTCCCCCTGCCATCAAAATGACACCCGTAACGTACTCATCCCCCTTATGGAATGGAGGAGAAGACGCGTAGCTGGAACGAAGAGACAGCGCTAAATCCTGTATGAAGAACGTGTTGCCACCTTCCCCCTCAAAGGTACGGTAATAGACCCCCGCAGTCGGAAGTTGGAACTTGAAGGTGAGCTGCTCTAAGGCATCCAAGATCTTGTTGACGAGCTCTTCATATCGCTGGATCTCTGACTTCAAGAACTCGACGTACTCAGTGATGAAGTCCAGAGCCCCGACGAGCTTACCTGCCATCTTCTCGAGCTCCGCTACCAACAAGCGCAAGAGGTAGGCAAACTCCGGAAACAAGGAAGAGACAGAGGGAGTGCGTCTCCAGTCGGGAGGGGTACTCCCAGGAACAGTAGGGTAGGGGACAACACGAACAACATTAGAGGTGTACCAGTACTCGTAAGCGGTACCGTCGGACGTGGTGCGATCTTCGTCAGCACCGTACGCCCGGAGTTTCCACGCGATAGTGTAGTAGAACGAGTCGTCGGGTTCGGATTCGATGTTCTCATCGATGTAGGTAACGTCTGTAGGGTCGTACGGGCCTTCAAAGACTACCTCACTGGGTCCAAAGGTAGAGCCATTAGACAACGTCCGAGTACCCATCAAGTCAACAACACTGTTAGCACTGAGTGCGTTGACATTGTTCTTGGAGCGAATGATAGCGTACCGCTCCGGGAAGAGGATGATTCCTCCGAGGTCAGTCAACTTGGTGATAGGAACTTCGACGGGGTCCCACTCAAGGAAGGTGCTGAACTTTCCTCCCGTGTCGTTTACTGCGGACTTTACGATGGGGGTCATGGCCCGACCCTGTAAGTTCTGAGGCCGGGGAGCTTTGGGGACACCGTCCAGATCAAAGTCGAAGAGTCCGAAGAGTTTCCAGATGTCATCCAAGAAACCTAAAGCATCGAATCCTCCGACGCCCATGACCAAGACCACACCGCCAACGTAATCGTCCTCATCATAGAACTGCGGGCGGTTAGTATCGCCCTCGTCTCTAAGGGATTCGATGACAGTCTTGAAGAACCCGTAGTTGCCTCCGTTGTAGCGGTTGGCTTCGACCAAGAAGTCGTTGAGGTTGTCGTCTTTCCAAGGAGGAAGGATCTGTCCGAGATTTCCAGGCTGGTCGGTATCCGCGACACCTTCTCCGAAGATGCCAAGGCTGCCTGCCCAATCTGGAGTGATGTCCCCCAAGTTCAAGAAGTTGGTAGCGAATCGTTTCCGGATAGGGACTCCCAAGATGTAGACCCCAACATCTTCGAGGAACCCCTCCACGACTTCCTTGATCTTATCGATAATGGCTTTGATGGCTGCGGCTAAGGGGTCGGTGAACGCAGTAATGAAGTTGAGGATGCTCTCGAGAATCCCAACGATGATCTCTAAGAACTCACGAATCTTGTCGATGATCTCCGATAAGTCAGCTACGGCCCCGAGATCCGGAAGATCGAGTTCCCATTTCTGCCAACCCATCTACTTCACCCGATTCATAATAGTGCGCATCTGGGAATTCTGGAGCACTGGAAGAGTCCCGAAACCCTCCAACCGGCTTGCTCCGTACCTACGCCAGAGCGCGTACACGTACTCACAGTCCAGGAGGACAAGCCGCTTGAACGGTTCGAGTCTCCAACCCGGAGGAGCAGACGTGAGGTTATTTACGACGTAAAGCAGGTCGTCATACGCCTTGTTCGTGGAGTCTGAGGACGTGGTGCTCTCAATCTCCCAGTTGAACCTGCCACGACCTGCAGGAACCTGAATCGGTTTAACCGTCGAGACTACCCCTGGAGACGCGGCGTTCCAGAGCTCTGTAAAGAGAGCCGAACCCAAGGTGGTGTAGAGGTACGCGCATTTCCAAAAGTTCTCGTCGGCTTCCGTAAACAGCGAGGTGTACGTGGTATAAACACTTAAAGCTGCCCGGTTGATTTCACGACCATATACGAACGCACACGTCTCCATTTCCTGCAGCTGTTCAGTTCGGATGTTCACGGTGCGCGCCTCGTTTACTGAGGCTTTCATGAAACCCACACGCCGATCTTTTTGGACTGGAGGGGACAACGAGAGGGAAGGGTCCACACGTAAAACGTGCCCCAAAAGTAGACCAACTGGAGCATCCCCACGCATGGCACCGACGGCACCTCCAAACTGCTGACGTGCTGTAGCGTAGAGACTAGCGTCCCGGACGGCTTTTTCGTCCGCTGCTCTCTGACCGCTCTGAAGATCCAGGCTCATGTTCCCTCAGCATGTCCAAATCCGCGGCGGCGTGTTTTCGAAACTCGGAGAGGAAGTTCGTCTTCACTCCATGGGCACGAAATTGAGCCTGCGCCCGAGCTAGCTTCTCGTACGTCATCACGCGGATTAGACGCACAGTAAGCTTACCCAATTTTTCGAGTTCAGACGACTCCGGTCGCTGACGCCAAGTCATAGAGAAAACGATAACAGAGAAAGGAGCCTGCAACAATGGGTAAACGAGGAGGCGGTACGTGGAAGCTCGTCTTAGTAGAGGTGGGGGTGGCACTCCTTGCGGTACTCGGTAAGGAGATCGCCAACCGAGCCTCCGAGTACATGGACGAGCGGGCCGAAAAGCGGAAAGAGAAGGCCAAGGAAGAAGATAAAGAGTCAAAAAGTGAGGGGGAAAACGGTACAAGTTAGTGTACTCAGAACAGGCCGATAGACCGGTCGAACAACTAAGGAGGAGAGAGATGAAGTCGTTCTTCAAGGCGATCCTGATCCCGCTCGGAACCTACGCCGTCCTGCGCGGTGGCGAAGCCGTCGCCAGCGCCGTCGCCAAGCGCCACTCCCGCAAGAAGCGCGAGAGCGAGCAGAGCAGCGAGAACTAGCGACACCTCCCCGGCGACGATCCCACCGGATACTACAAGACACGGAATCCCCTCCGTGTCTTTTTTGGTAGGAGGTTCCGTATGGGTAAGTACTTAAGAGCGCGGCAATCTAATTACATTGGGTGTGCTGTTACGGGTTGTTCGAAAGACTGCTGTGTGGAGTTAGTGGCGATGCGAAAAGATGGGAGTAGGATCTACATTCCTGCCTGTCAGAAGCATATCTCCCAAGCTCACACAGCCAAGAGAGATCTAGAAAGTGGAAAAGAGCCACGAGAGGTTAGGGTCCAGGTCCAGGTGAAGGGCGAGAAGGTACTCAAACCGTTAAGCCTTTGCGAGCTGTTCTACCGGGCCCCTGGAGAGCAAATCAAACATCGGTCTGAAGAAGAGCAAGAGATACTAGACAAAGCCAGAGTCGTCAAAAAATGGAAATGGGTAGAAGATTTCGACATGTGGATGAACGCAGCCGGTAAGACCGTCCCTCTCAAGGACCTCGAGTATAAAGAGCTCGAAGATTCGGCGTTGCTTATTCGACGTGTCAATATACAGAGACGCACCAAGAAGATTCAATGGATAACCGAGCTGGAGAAGATCGCGCCACCCATTCAATACGCTTACCCCGAGGACGAGCTCGAAGTAGGTATGGAAATGGCGTACGCAAAACTCGACGAATTCTACGAGGAATACAGATCGAGAGGGGTCCTTCCATGAAAGGGAGCGTTTCATGGGAGATTGGTGGACAGACGTCACGCGTCTGTGGGCTCAGGTTAGAGGGCACTACGTCCTTACAGACCAAGACGTAGAGCTTTACTTCTACAAAGACCAGAGGGTCTGGGACAGCCGACATTCTGGTAAAGTAGCATTCGCTTTGGGGCCTGTGGCTATGTTCCGGTCAGAAGAAGATATGACCCCAGAGAACATCCGGCACGAGCTGAAGCACTGCGAGCAAATCCAGAAAGCAGGAGGGTTCCGAAAGTTCTTTTTGAAGTACCGTTACGGACAGCTCAAGGCGTTGATCCTCACGGGGGACATAGACATGAATCCCCTGGAACAAGAGGCACTGGCGGCTGAGTAAGGTAGAAGAGGCACAGGAGAAATCCCGTGCCTCTTTTTTTGGTTCTAGGCAGCGAGGATGGCGCTGATCTGAGCCAGCTTGTTGTTGGTCCGCAGATCAATTTGCGCGAAATCACCAGCCGCGCCGACGATGGGGGCCGCGATGGAGTAGTCCACCGTGGTGTCGTCGATGAAGTTGATGGTCGCAGCAGCGCCGCCGACAGTCAGGCTGTGGCCCGCACCGTTCAAGAGGCCCGAGGAACGCTCCGAGGCATGCGCAGCTACGATCTGATCACTACCGACATCCCACACAGCGCGGGCAACCGCTGCGAAACCCGCATCGAGATTGGCGATAGCACCCAGCGTCGCCCAGGTATGCGCAGCGTTCGCGAAGTCGCTCACGAGAGCAACGTTAGCGGGAACGAAACCCGCCGCGTAAGGATTGGCACCCGTGGCTGCCGTGAACGTGATCGCCTGAGGATTACCGACACCGGCGTCAGCCAGAGACACCGTCATGTAACCACCCGTATTAGCGTCACCACTGAGAGTGGGGTCTGCGGTAAGTAGGTCAATGCGCAGGAAATTATTAGGATCTGCCGCGTCACCAAGAGTGACATGGTCCTTCACTTGGCCGCCCAGGAGGTTGACTCCCGTGATGATCCCGTTGGCGACACCACCACCGACAGACAACGGGCTCGTAGCGGTATCGATGAAGCTCAGCATCGGAACGCCTTCGTACCCGAATTCGTCGACACGCTCGTCTCCGTCAGAAGACTCCACGCTCCAGCGGAGGAGCCCCGAAGCTTCGAGACCCACCATCTGTTCACGGAGGCGCTCGAGCTGACCACGCGTGACATCCGTTTCGACATCGGTGGTCGGAGTCGTAGCGGGAAGAAGGATGACGAGCTTGTCATCCGTGGGGAACGGATCCTGAAGCGTCACGTCATTGACCAGGGCCGTAGCGATTAGTTTGGGCATCTTTCAAACCCTCCGTTGTAGGGAGTAGAAACTCTCCTTCAATTTCGTTGAACCAAGTATAGGGCGTCTGTTGGTCTTATACAAGACGAAGATTCCTACGCTCCAATGAGAACTCGGATACTCGAAATGTTAGGCACCATGGACGAGATGGCGCTCGCGAATCCTCCAGGTTGGGGAGCCATGGCGGGGCTGGAGGGGCCCCAGGCGGTGGAATGAGTGTGCGTGTCCAGGAGACCAATAAGTGTAGACATCATGGACGAGAACGGCTCAAAGAGCATGGCGTGCATAGTGGCGATAGAGGGGCCAGGGCCTACGGTTCCTCCAAGAGCCACAGAACTGGGCTGTGTCGTATTGAGATTAACGTGAGCTTTCGTGGCGGGGATTCCGAGAGGATTCTCTCCGAATGTGATTGTCCCGTTGTTCACGAAAACGTTATATCCTGCCATCGCCGCAGGGCTAGCACCTGCTGTGGGATTGCCCAGCTCCAGGTAGTAACTTCCGTTCAGGATTTGACGATCCACAGCGACATTCGTGGGGGCTGCCGTGAGAGGGTCACCCCCGGTGATAGTCTCCTGGAAGTTTCCTCCAACTTGTGTGACCTTGTTGCGGTTTATGGTCCGGACTTGATCGTTTCCGATAACCTTCTTGTCACTCTCAGAGGTGTTGGTAACTTTCTCACCTTGGATAGTAGTATTCGAAGACCCGGAGACCTTATCTACGGTGTTTCCAAGAACCCTACGGTAATGGTTTCCGCCGATCTCTTCGCTTCGAGGAGCGCCGTCAGCATTGACGAGCTCGATGCCTTTGACTGCCATGATTTTTATTTGGCCGTCAGGAGTCATTTTGAGCTGCGAAAGAGTCTTTCCGGTTAGCGTCGTGATCCGCATATCGAAGAACTCACCGGAGTCTCCGATGTCTAAGCGGAAGGTCCACTGCTCTTCGTCTCCCCCCGTCTCGTTCAGTTGGTCGGCGCCTCCACGAATCTCGATGTTCCCGCGACCTTCCGCGTTACTGATTCTGAATGTTCCAAAACCGTTGTAATGCTCAAGGTCCTCGCAGATGGTCCGGATGAGATCGTTGTACCCGATGACTTGTATCTGGGCTTTTTCACTGCCGAAGACTCGAGTCTCTTTACCCCGTAAAACAGCAACGTAGTTACCGTCGGGAGACATACGCACAAAGTCCCCCGGAACTACGTCATCAGGAGTTTGGATGTTTTTGTAGTAACCGGGGAGGCCCTGTCCTGTCATGGCCTCGGTGACTAGTTCGCCTTCGGACCCTGCCAGGGAAGGAGGCTTAGGAGCACGCTCTCGTTTCTCACTGGACGCATTGATGTTCAAGACGCCATCGATGTAGGGGAATCCGAGAGAGGTGTCCACTACCACTACGGTTCCAGTCTCTAGAGGCGCGATAGTTCCGGGGTCCTCTACGCGCCGAGGGACTCCTGGAAGACTGCGTCCTCCTGCTTGCCCCGCTACGCCTCCCAGTCCCCGAGTTACCAAGAGGTAGGTGTCGGATTTGGCGTCGTAGTTCTGAACTTCTGCAAGGACTTTCGAACCTGGACCGAAGAGGTTATTTCGCATGGGCTGCTCGCCCAGCGCAGTACGCCTGGTCTCTTCAGAGGAGTCTAGATGGGGGGGTCTCCGTGGCATCGTACGGAGACTATATCAGGATCACGGATATTCGTCACTAGCGTCCAGCTGGTCGTCATTCAGTCCGGTGTTCTTGACGAGTGTGTCTGGATCGCTGTGGACGAAGCCGATGACTTGATCGATAGTAGACCGCGGCACGTTTTGCATCTGCGCCACCGAGGTCGGACGGAATGGCAGGAGCCTGTCGCACATGCCACCCACATCTTCCATGACCATGTTCTGACCCGCAGTGAACCCGACCGTGTAGCTGTTGATCATGGCCAGCTCGGCGTAGAAACCGCCGATGAGGTCGTGCACCTTGTCCTTGAAGATCGCGCCGAGGCCGAATGGAACGTAGTAGAGTTCGGAGTCCAGGTTCGTGAACATGTTATCAAACTGGTTCTCGGCTGCAGGGTCATCCAGTTTCTGGACTTCCACTCCCCCAGCGACGGCGTTGTGGTAGAGCGCCCGCAGGAGATTACGGCCATTGGCGAAAAGGCGGCCAATGCGCCACGTGGTCTGGCTCTTACCGCTGACGTAGAACGTGCGGCCAGAACCAATAGCCATCAGCGGCTGGGTCGGCTTCTGAGACGTAATCTGGAACGTCTGCATCATCCCGATAGCCAGCAGGCTCTGCCACCCGGAGGTGGACTGTTCCTGCACACTCAGCTTCCGTGGAGGACCCGCCAGTACCAGCGTATCATCGGGGTGAGCCGACGTGTACGCTGCGTTATCGGTGACGCGCTCAACAGAGTGCTGTTGGGAAAACCAGTTCCCAATACCCTTCGTGATTCCCAGTGGTACGTTACCTGGCATGATTATCCTCCGTACATCCGCTGTTGCGGGTACATCTGCTGCATCTGTTGAGCTGGCTGTGCGCCTCCGCGCATCATTCCAAGAGCTCCGGCACCCATACCGGCGTAGCCAACCCCCCTACCTATGGCACCGCCTGTACCTTTTCCGCCGAAAAAGAGCGCACCTTTACCTGCGTTGTAAGCACCGGAACCGAGGAGCTTGGCTTTGCCACCGATCCCTTGAGCGCCTTCCCAAGAACGTCCTGCCTGTCGAAGACCGGCAGTGCCCTTGAGAGTAGCCTTGTGCATACCCTTCATGACCTTGCCCGCACCTTGACCCGCAGCGCCCACAGCTCCTCCAGCCATCTGAGAGAAGTTGCCACCACGCATTAACTTGCCCTTGGTTTTACCGGCAAATCGCCCGATAGCCTTGGCTCCTCTAGCTAGCCATGGGGCGACTTTAGCCCCCACCGAAGCAATCCCTGCAATGATCGCGGGAGCGATGGCTTCCTTGGTGAGGTCAGTCTCTGAAGCAGCTTTTACAAAGACCCCGGCCACGTCTTCAGGAAAAAGATCGGCTTGGACAAATGCCAGCTTGACCCCTTCCTGAGAATACCCTCGGTCAAACATCGCCTGCGCTACACCCATCAGGTGTGCCGTTTTGACGATGATGTCTTCACTTACCTTCTCCATCATGCCACCAGGTGCAGGCCAATCGTATTGAGGACCATCGGGAGATCGACGCTGACGTACGCCTCGATCCGGTCCGTGCTCAAGTCTGATTCTTCCACACCATCGATGACCGCGTCAATGAGAGGCGGCCCAATACGCGTAACATAGCGCGCCTTGAGGTTATCGATGGTCGTCCGGATAGCCTGCCGGATGAACTCGATAGCCTCGGGCGTCACGTTCCAGATCCCCAAGAAGGGGAGGAGCGTGTCGAGGAACGTCCAGGAGATGAAGTCGAAGTTCTTCACCACCATGTACTCACCCGTTTCGAGCGCGGTAGTGTCGGTCGTGACCTCGTGGACGCTGTAAGGAAGCGCCGTCGGGTTATCCTGGATGAATACGTAGACTCCGCCGTTGGACAGGTCGGTGATCTGCTGCTCGTTGAAGTACTCGCTCGAGTTGTAGAGCTTGGTGATCCCAGCAATGCCCAGGTTCGTGAAGCCTTGTTGTGAAGGCTGACCGGCAGTCTGCCCACCGACGGCGCAAGCCAGGTAGTAACCCGGCTGCGGATCCGCTTCTGCCGGAGTGCTTGCACCGTAGCGCGGCTTGCTTCCGTCCACGAGACCTGAGACGTCTACTTCATCCGGGTAGGCCAGAAGCAAGCGCTTACTAGCGAAGCTCGAAGCCGTAGAGACCATGGTCGTGACCTGTTCAGTCTTGTCCATGTCTCGCATGATCCGGAAGAAGATTTCTCCGTTGGTGACGTCCTCGAGCTGACCACTAACGAGGGTCCTCTTGAACAGGTGCGGAAGCTCATTGGCTACCGTCGAGGTATTCGAACCTTCGTTTCGGACTTCAATCCGTTCCTGACTGAGAACGGCGTTCACCTCCCAAGTCTGAGACGTGGCGAGATCTCCCCAGTCCCCAGGATCGGATTCACAGTCCACCGGCATCTCCAAGATGTCTCCAGGGATAACGCCATCGGTGATGAACGTCGCGCCCGGGGACTGGAGAATGAGATAGTAGTTGTCCAAGTTTTTGGCTTCGACAACGATGTCCGCCGCTCCCGCAGCGACCGTGATTGCCCCACCGATCTTGGAAGCACCAGTGCTGTCCTGGATATCGATCTGCTGGACGTTGGGGCCAGGAACACCCGTGTTGTCCATGTCGTAGCCGCCTGCCAACCAGTTGTCCCAAGTGTTGGGTCCCGCACCCCACACGGGGAGACCCTGTTGCGTCACAGGTTGAGCGGTGCGCAGATCCACCTCGAAAGACTCAGCAGGTCCAGCTACTGTTCCGTTGTAATGGGCCACATCCCAGGTCATTTCGTGGTTAGCGACACCGTCCCAGAGCTTGACCCAAAGCTTATCACCAGGAACCAACTTCGCACCGGCATTACCGAGGGTCGGCAGAGATGCCCCGGAGATTTCTACAGTGCGGTAGTCATCGTTAACCGGCACGACAGGAGCAGTCCCCGACTTTTGCAAAGTCGAGGCTCCCCCCGTCACGTCCTTGACGATCTTCTGAGTCTCGAGTTCGACCGCCCCCAGAATCACGCGGAACTTCTGTTTGATTCCGTTGGTGAGCACGTAGTTCGGGTCGGACAGGTTCTCGACCGTCGACTTCAGGGTCGCCAAGACCGTGGTGTTGTAGGTCAAGGGGACGATGGCGTAGATATCACGTTCCGCGCTGACACGGTCGATGAAGTCGAGATACGCCAGTTCCTCCGTGGCGAAGTTGCCGAGGCCGTAAACCTTGACCGGAGTCGTGGTGTTGAGGGCAGCCACATACGCACCTACGTACAGAGGGTTACGTGCGTCGAGCTTACCCAGCGTAGTGGTCATCTCAGCAGTCGAAGTCAGCGTGTTGATCTCTTGCAGATCCGTACGCTGCGCCATGTACTCCACGTAGATCTCCGCGTAGGTGATAGGGAGCCCCGTGAGGGTCCCTACATCCACGGTGATACCTGCGTCGATGGTGATGGAGTTACCGCTCACACTGAAATCGGTGCTGTCCAGCTCGACGTCGCTGAGCTCACGCTCGAAGCGCCACTTCTCCGTTGAGGCTCCTGGAGGGGGACCGATATAGTCCGTTGCGAAGTCGGAATTCATCCGAGCGTTGCACCAGTCGTACATCGACCCGGTCGCGGTGTCCTGGCATCGAATTGTCCCACTGGGAGATTGGACAACAACCTGGCATACAGGGGCGGCGAGAAGGTTACCTGGTCCGGGGATAACCTCTTCCACTTCGAGAACTTTCTGGCTGATAACACGCTTGACAGTGTACGAACCGTCCCGTGACGTACCGCCTGCGTCTGCGCTAATTGTCAGAGTGTCTCCAGGGGCAACCCCATTGGTTTGGAAGTTCAGGGCGGCACCTGAGTTGTCATAGAACGTGTAGCACAACTCGCGGACCGTCTTCTTGTAATCCGCCGAAACACCGGCGTTGTACTGAGTAAAGAGCAGATCCCCGGGAGCCACATTCGCCTGACCGAGGTGCTGACCTCCACCACCAGGACCGGTGTTGGCCTCGAACAAATTGTCGTTCTGGTAGTAGCGACCATACGCCGGAGCCGAACCATCATGCTCCGCTACGACCGCCCTGGCCTCGTCAAAGAAAATCCGGACACTGTCGGCATCCAGGATCGCCCCCGACTCAACATTCGGCGGATCCGACAACGTCACAGCCGTGGGTGCCGTGTAGTTATCACTTCCCGGCACAGGAATGGCGCCATCTTCAACGCCGTAGTCGGAACTCGCTTGGCAATCGGACTTGTCATCCAGGTAGTCCAGAATCTGATACGCGTAGCCCACTACGATGACGTTCAGGTCCGGAATGTCAGGGGCTACCGTGATGCTTTCGTACTCCTGAAAAACAATCACGTTAGGTCGTTGCATAGCCATGGGGTCTCCTCCACGTCTGTACGCGTCTATGTGCTCGTCCAATTATACGGTCAACCACTGTGATCGCGTAGTGCAATTTCGTGGTAGACCAATTGAGCATTCTGCGCATCTTGAATCTGCAGCGCGATTTCTCGCAAGAACGGAGCGATGGGACGCGTGGTCCAACGCAAATCAAACTGCACGTTGAACTCAATAGTCGTTTGCCAGATGGTCTTGTCTTGCATCGTCTGGGGCTGCGTAGGACCCAGGACGGGGTTTGAGATTTCGTGGAACCCGAAGTCTTTCCGAAAGAGATCTCGAGTTGCGAGCACAAAGAACCAAGCCGTGTCTGCTAGAACACTGCACTCCCCTGCTGACTCCGACTCCACCAGAAACGACATGGGCATGTTCGCCATGGCGTGATGGGCCTTGAGTCCGGAAGGGATGTACTTCCCAACGAAGTTGTCCACGTGGTGTTTCATAGGCGTCAACGCGCCGCGGTCTACGTAGATTGCGGGACGGTAATTTCGTACCTGCTTCTCAACGTTAAATGCCGCCTCAATGAGCAGCTTTCTAGGGACCCCGTCTTCACTACGTGGCTGCCCGTCCTCGTCGTCATCGGGTTTTAAATCAGGGTCCCACACCCAAGGAAGTGGCTCTCCAGGGTTGTCATTGAAGCGGTATCGAAGCGCTGCTATCCAGCACCCGATCACGGCGAGGGGCGTCCCCGGCATGATATCTTGGTGCTCCCCCTCCAAACGAGGCTGGTTAGGAGGCTGCGTTACTACCACTCCACCCATTACATCCTCAGAACCAGAGGGGGTCGTGCCAAGGATCAACTTCAGGTCCGTACTCTCTCGAAGATCTGGAGAGTTCGGAAACCTGAAGTTCCTGATGCACGTCCACCGACTGTAGTTGTGTTGGGTTTGACATCTCAACAATGTAACGCGTGTCGTCACGCAAAAAGACGAGAATATCGTCTTTCTCCACACGCGGAATGTTGAGCATAATGACCGAAACCTTGTTCACATCTACGTTCCCTTCAGGCGCTATCTGCGTCTGTACTGGAGAACGTTGACGTTGTGCGTATCCGTAAACAGGGTCCCAATACCCTCCCAAGAATCCGGTACCCCAACAGTACTTACAGTGAGCACGAACTACCTGCGTGGTTCCTTTCGAAACACAACGGTTACACTTTACACCCCATCGACGCTGTTTGAGCACTGCGACTTCGGTCCCTACAACTAACTTCAAAGCCTTCGCAGCATCGCGAATGAGTTTTCGCTGAATACCCTTGCGCCTTCGGTCCAGACCCGGCTCTAATTGCGCTACCGTTTCCACAGTTTGCGCGCCAAACCGACACACCACTTTGTAATAGATGACGCGGGTGAGAGAGAACAGATTGAGATCCCGGCGTTCACCACCCACCACAGTGGGCTGATTGAAGTTTTCATCTACGTAAAAGAAGGTGTCTTGGAGGTCAGTAGTTAACTCTTCCCAGGGGCCTTCTGAAGATCCTGCCCGGTAAACATCAAAAAAGAAACCCTCACCGGCGGGAGGCTTTCTGAGAGTCCACTGGATGAATACTCGGCGAGGGAAAGACGCAACGGTCCGGGTCACCTCTACGCTGAACTCTGACGGTAGCGGAGAGGTCTTTTGCTTACCATAGGTCTGCGAGTAGGGCGTTCCCATATCCTAGTACTGCGGATACCCCATCAAACGAGGGTCCGGTTCAGGCTGGTATGGCGCCTGTGGGGTCTGGTAAAGCAGCTCCGGATACGCTTCAAGAAGCTGATTCAGCTCTTCAGCTTCCTGCTGAGCCTTCTGCTCCCCCTTACCCATAGCCGTGGCGATACCGCCCACACCTGCTGCCCCAAGACCGACGCCAAGCTTTCCGCGGTGAGCCATGAGGAGATTCTTGAGCTTCGTACCGCCGCCCCGGAACACCTCTCCCATAGGCGGAACAGGCCCGGCAGCAGACTTTTCGAAGACTTTTTGCTGGTCCAAGAACTCGGCAATTTTTTCACGCAGAGCTGGGCTCATGTTCTTCCTCCTAGATCTTCCGATACCAGCGGCCTACCCACTTGTATCCAGAAGAGATACCACCGTACGCGCCGCCGCCCCCACTCGTCAAGCCGCCCCACCCACCTTCCATGTTGGCTTGCGTCTTAACAGCGCGGGCAATTTTCTCGAACTCTGCGCAGAACCAATCCGCCCAACGCATGTAGAGAGATTCTTTCTCATCAAGCCCGACTGGGGCTATCCCACCGTCTTGAGCTTGGACCTGATTGCGCAGTTGTCGCGCACCTTCAGAGCGGAACAGGATACAACACACACCGGTCAGGAGCATCCACGCATTCATCTGCTCAGCGTAGATATTCGTGATAGGTGTCATCACATTGTACTTAGAGACAGCCAAGTCAATGGCGTTGTTGATCTCGGTGTCGTCCCACTCAACGTCCTCGAGAAGAGGGTTCTTCTCAGGCTGGTCCCTCAAGAACATCCGGATAATATCCATTGTGAGAGGGGCAGCGTTGGAGTTAAGCGCAACAACCACTAGAGCACCTGTTCTTTTACGAGGTAAAGCGTCACATATTTATCGGAACCCACAGGAACTCCCGAAGCCGTTTCCTGGACCATAACTTCTTCCGTCGCCAAGAAAGGAACATCCACGGCATGTTCATCAGCGGCACCACTCACTGCGGCTAGGATCTTCCGGGGGTTCGCACCACCCTTGTCTTGCAGGTACACATCAACGGTAGACCCGGCCCCGCAAACGAGGCTCACAGACTTGAGAGTTACGTTTCGAGGCCCAGGAGTAAACGCAAAGACGCCCCCGTCATCTTGTACGGCTTGAGCAACCGTCGGCTGTACGAACTTAGGGGTTCCTGCAGCAACGAAAGGAGCCCCAGTACCGGGCAGCGTCACGGAGAAAGCAGCAGCGACGTTTGCGTCAGCGGCAAGCGCGGCTTGAAGGAGCGCGTAAGTCGTGGTGCCCGGGACGTACTCGATGAAAATCGTCCAGGGGGCACCTACACGCACGGTTAGCGCAGCACCTTCAGACATCACTACCTTAGTTCCGAGGCCGTCTACGGTAGTATTCAACGCTTTCAGGACCACCTGCGCGTTAACGTCAGCAGGGTCTCCGATAAGACATTCAGGTTGGATGTCGGAGTACATGTAAACGCCGTCAGCGTAGTAGGCACCGTCCAGGGGATCAATCTGCGGGGGGCCAGTAATCACCGGCGCAACACCATTGAATTGGGCTGCCAACTTCACACGTTGACGCACCGCAACCAGTTCGTTTCCGATAATCGTCTTCGACTCCACAGTCCGGGTCGGAATGCCTGCCATGACGTAGCCTCCTAACCAAAAGCTGCACTAAGTATAGCGCAGATCTACTTGTTTTTCTTGTCCAATACGTCTTCTAGGACTTCCCGTAGGGCGTCCTCGACGGTAGCGGTATCTACGGAGGTGGTTTCGGTCTCGATGCGGTTTAGCGTCTGGCGTTGTGACTGCTGTTCTTCTCGCACTTGGCCCACTGCGACCTTGAGCTCTTCTACAGCCTTACTGGACTGTTTCGCAGTCTCTTCTAAACGTACATGGGAGTACACCCATCCCCCACCCGCAGTAATGAGGAGGAGGATCATACCGACTAGCCCGCGAAGAAACCATGTGCCCCAGAAGTTTACCGTTTTCTCCACGAGATCGATCCTTTCCTCAGACGTGCACACGTGGTGCCCTGCAGCATCTTTAGCACTTGATGCTACGTCCTGCACGCCCGTGATGTCTTTTCCAAGATCACGGCGCACATCTGTGATGTCCTCGATAAACTCGGAACGCAGCTTATCGAGCTGGGTTTGGAGGTCTTTAAATTTCTCTTTAACGCTTTCGAGCGCGGGTTTGTAGTGCGCCTTGTCGACTTTGCCGTGCTCGAGTCGGCTGAGTTCCCGCTCGATCCATTTGAGTCCATTGCCGTTACTTGTCGAAAACGAACTCCGGGGGGTGGCCGGAGGTCGGGAATCCATCGAGTCGCCCATGACAGTACCTCAAGTCTCACGTCGTGATCTCCCGATGCTCGGGGCCAAATTCATTTAACTTCTGAAAATGTACAGCCCAGCTTCGCCCATCATCGAGATCGAAGGTATCCACCCATTCTCCGTTGGCATCCGTAGTCGTGTGCGCAACCCACGTACTGGTGTCCCCCGCCAAGAACTTCTCGAGTTCAAAAATCCGAATCTCCACTCCTTCGACAGCTACTCCTGAAGGAGACACTACCGCCATATCCCCGACATGCGGGTAATCGTGGTTTACAGAGACCGTCATGTACTGATCTCCACGGTTTTTTCAGCGTACGTGAGGTTCCTGTTGAAGCTGACTACCCAGTCAGTACCGTCTGGTAGGTAGAGAGGGTCGAGCCACTTACCTTCACTGTCCGTAACGGTCGCGCCAGTCCAAGAGTATTCGTCACCAGCAGGAGGATAGGAAGCGGCAGCGTAAACTCTGATACGGACGTTCTTTATAGGTAGGCCTGTATCCTCGTCGGTCACGGAGAGGTTACCGGGCGTAGGATAGTCATGATCCACCTTCGTAGTCATACCCAAAAGAATACGACGTGGAACGTCGAATCACAACAACGATGTGGAAGGAAGAGGGGAGGTTTAGAGGTTCTCGATAGCCCACTCGAGGACCCGACCGGCGAAGGACTTGCTCACGCCTGCTTCGACAAGAGCATCTTCGTCGGCGTCGGCGAGCTCCTGGATAGTCGTGAAGGAGTCCAGCACCGAGTCGACGTTCTTCTCAGTGATACCTGGAGCATCGAGGAAGAGCTCGCGCAGTTCGGAATCCGAGTCCTGGGAGTCATCCGCGGGAGGTTCCTCTGGGGGCGGCTCCACCGGAGGAGCAATCGGCTCCTTGGGAGGCTCAGCCGGAGGCGCAGGAGCAGGCGCGGGAACGGGGGCCTTCTCCTTGACAGTCGGCGTCGTCATCTCGAGTTCGCCGTTCTGGACGCCTTCCATGATCCGAGGATGGCGTGCAAGGGACGGGTGCACAGGCTTGGTCTGCCCAGCATCCAGCACCAATGGCCTCCCCGTCCCATCACGAAGGCCCGAATAGGCCCTACGTGCTTGGGTCGTATTCGTCAACTTCGCGTACTTCATTTTTGACTCCTCCAGTAGGAAGGGTAGGAAAGCCACTGGCTACTCCGTCACAAGACCAGTTCGATTAGAACTGGATCTCTTGCATCGACAGCCGGTTACCCACTCCGATGCCCAGAGCCTCGTAGCTCCAGAACATGATGACGTCGGCTTCCTGCTTGATGAACAGGGTGGCGTCCTGCAGGAGATAGAAGTTCCCGAGGAAGTTGTTGGGCTTCTGTGGCGAGAAGATCCACGCCTTGTCCTGGTCGTAGATGTCACCCTTGATCGTGGTGACGACCGGGATGCCCCACAGCCGCTCGGTAGCCTCGATGCCCTGATCGAAGTGGCGGGTGGCGATGTCATCACCGACCGTCACGGCGGGCAGGTCCAGCGCGTCGAAGTAGCGGTACTTCGTCATCAGCATCTTGCCGATGGGACGCCGACGACCAATCATCTTCTGCATCGCACGCTTGAACGTGGAGCTCTGGAAACCACCACCGGTACGCTGCTCGACCGGGTTGGCGTTGATGATGTCCGTAACCAGCTCGTTCCACTTGCTGTCTTCCTCATCGGCCATGTCCTTGACCGAGTTGTCCGACAGGATCTTGCGGATGTCGCTGGTGTAGGTCATCAGCTCCCACTTGTTCTTCGTGAAGCGCTGAGACTCGATCTTCCCGAAGTAGATCGCATACCGCGGACCCTTGAACCAGGTGCGCGGACCAACGCCCTGGAACTGGACGAAGGTAGCGTAGGAGTCAGGCTCCTTATCGATGATCTTCTTCGGCTGATCCGTATCTTCGTCCCGGTCGATCTCTTCTTCAGAAATACCTTCCGGGGCGAGGATCTCACGCACTGCCGCTTCTTGGCGCAGCTTCTCGCGGATGAACGCGGTGCTTTCCTCTGCGGCTTCCTTGACGCGCCCGTCCTCGATCTTCCGCACAAAGCTGGAGTTCACGAGCTGAGCGGTCACTTCCGGAGTTTCAACGTTGTAATCCATGACGCGCCCTCCTATTAGCGACCGTTGCTCTGCGGCATGATCACGTCGAGCGTGCCGTCAGAGTTCACACCGTTGGGGCCCACGAAACCGATGAGCGGCTCACCGGCGCCAGCGCCGACCGTCATCCTCTCGATCAAACCCGCGTCACCCACCGTCCCCACCGTGAGGGGCTCGCCGGGATTGTACACGCCTGCCACGTACTGTTCGGTCTTCATCTCAAGACCGCCTTCGAGGCAGGTAATACGGTGCAGGAACGCACCGTCGTAATCCATGTCACCGTCGACCGCAACAGCGAACATGAACGGGTCGTTGGCCGTCCAAGTTGCGCGGTCTCCCAGGACGGCTTCACCGGCGGCGTCCATCATGACGATGGTGCCGGGGCGAATCGTACCTGGAGTCGGCGTGCCACCGGTCCCCGGACCCGGGGCACCAGAGACGTCCAGGATGACCATAAGACTCGCAAGCGCGTTGGGGTGCGGGTCCCGGGTCACAATGTCGAAAAGAGAGTTCAGATTGCTCATCGCATCCTCCGTTTAAGGTCCAGTGACCCAACTGATGAAACGCGCGTCAGCGGACTCTCCTGCGGACGCCGTCTTTTCCGTGTCTCGTTCTTCTGGACCGCCCATGGAATCCACGCCGGTAGACTCACCGGCGAACTTTCCGATCATCTCAGCCACTTCGGGGTCGAGTCCCGCGAGCTTCTCGACAACTTTCTCATCCGGGTTCTCACCGGTGATCATGCCGATCTTTTCCGCGAGGTTCTTGGCAGCCGTCGCTCGCTTCGTCTGTTCCTCGTTCTGCTTACCGGACTCGATCTGCTCAACATAGTCCGCTAGCTTCTCGAGGACCGTAGCGATCTTCGGCAGCATTTCGGCGTCGATTTTCATCGCTTATCCTCTCCTACAAGTCGCCGACGAAGCGCGTTCAGTCCTTGGACCGCAACCAGCACCTGCGCACACTTCTGCGTACGTTCCTGCTGCACCTGCTCCGAGGCCTTGCGAAGATCGCTGGCGAGCTTCCGTAGTTGCTCAGCAGTGGTCATTTCGAAACCGCCTCTTTCACTTGCGACCCAAAATTCATGACCTCATTATAGGTCACGGGAGCAAAACTCCCATCCCTAATTTCACGAGCTACCTTAATGAGGTCCTTCGCTACCTCCGCGGACATCGAAGCTTCGGGGAGTGCCGCCGCTTGCTTCTCCAGTCGCGAAGGTTCCACAGCCGACTTCACAGCCGACATGACTTCACGGACGTTGGGCAGACGCTTCATGCCGTCGCTCCTTCAACACCATAACGCTTCACCATGACCTCGTAGGCCATCTTATAAAGCTCAGCGTAGGTGCGGATGGTGTCGTGTCCGTACATCTTACTCTTGAGCTTGAGCGAGCGTCAGGAGAGCCTGAACTTCGCCAGCGCCTTTGAGGAACTCGACCGACGCGGTCTTGTGGACCTCTTCCAGAGCAGCCTGCTGCCCAGCTTCGTACTCTTCAGCAGCCAGCTTCTGCAGGAACTCTTGAGCTTCCGCGTCACCGGCCTCTGCCAGCTTCACGATCTGCTGGAACTGCTCTTCCTGCGAAGCTTCTTTCTGCTGACCTTGAAGAGCCTCGGTGGCATCTGCGTGTCCCTGCTGGGCAGCTAGCTTCACCGCGTCAGCGAGAGGGCTCGTATCGATAACCGACCCGACCTTCTCGTTGAGCTCGTTCCACCGGCGATGAGCGGAGTCCGCAAACGCAATCGCGAGGTTGCGCACGTGCGACTCTTCCGCTTCCTTGTCCAGCTCGGTGAGCTCTTCGGCCATCTTCACGAGACCGTCGATGGGGTTGCCCTCGGCAACGGCAGCTTCTTTTTGCTGACCTTCCTCGAGCAGATCACCCAAAGCCCCCTTCAGCTCGTCCGTGTTAACGGGCGCAGCAGCGTCGCCTTCGCTGGCGGTTTTCTCGCTGCCAGAACCCTCAGGATTGAATTGCTCGATCAGCTGTTGCAACTCCATTTTTTACCTCGCTTCAAGTTACGCACCCAATGATAGGATGCACAACGAAGTTTTACAAGAGAGGTTTTCACCCCTCCCAGATCAACACTCCGATTTTCGTTGCTACCTTATCCAAGTCCACATCAGGAAGCTCGACAGTACCGGATGGTGTCGGCATGTCAGGTTCCAGTAGCTCAGACATCTTTACTTGCTCGGCAGCCAAGTCCCGCATCGCGTCCTTGACCTTTTCGGATGCGGCTCTTGCCTTATCTTTTACGAATTTTCCGGCACGAGAGGCATGCCCTACGCCCTTCTGTACAACAGGAAGACGTCCCAGCCCTTTGAGAGCCATCGTGCCACCTACAGCGGTGATGATCGGATGCTCATGTGCGAAGCCCTCCACTCGGTCCAGTAGTCTACGAGACAACGGAAGTGCCGGGTGGCCAACGGGCTCACCACGCCGGAGGCGTGATTGGTAATCCAATCCCAGCGCGGACATAGCTGCCAGCGTACCTAACGCAGGCAACGCAAGAGACTTGGTAACGTTACCCACGGACGCCTGCTTCGGAACCATCTCGGTGAGCGTGGGGATAGGCACCCCCTGATCAGTCATGTAGTGCGGACCCATCTTCGGGAACTGCGTCACTCCGAGTGTCCCTAACGAAAGAGCCAGCAGGGGTTTAAGCTTCCCGTGCCCTAAACGTTCAAGACCGCTCCCCAGAAGCTTATACGACCCCCCGAGAAGCGCTGCTCCTCCAAGGGCTTTCAGCAAGTTCTTCTTGGCGATCTCATCATGCGCGGAGATAGCTGCGCCTCTCGTAGTCCCGTACACCGTCCCTGTCGCGGGGTCCGTGACCGTGAGGGGAGACGTACGAGGGTCGGGAGTGTCTCTCAAAGAGGTCGGGGTGAGTTGTCGTTTCAGGTACTGGGGAATACCCGAGCGTTTCTCGAAGTAAGCGTCCACTTCTTCGGCGATCTTCGGATCTACATGTTCGACCCCCAGGTCTAACATTCCAGACTTTACCATCTGGTCCAGAACCTGCGGGCAGTCCCCCAAGAAATCCATAATGGGACGCTGGATAGCTACGCACTTGTCTAGTACGTCGTCGCCCAGCTGCGCCTTGGGGAAGGACTTGTAGACCACGATCTTGGTAATTTCCGGCGTCGAAAGCGACATCCCACCCGCCATCAATGTGGAAAGCACCTTGTTAATTGGGTGAGCTGAGAGATTCCGCAGTGTGTCGTCTGGGAGTTCAGGAGCACACTGGGCTGAGGAGAGGATGGTCTCGCGCATGGCCTTCAAGTTGTGCACATCCGCGACATCAAAACCCTCAGTCTTAGCATCGACAGGATACCCTTGCACAATCTTGTCGATGACCGCTAGCTTACGCGCTGCAAGCTTCCGCTCCGCCATCTTATCCAGGTACTCCCCGGCGTTTGCGCCTGAAATTTCGTAGGGAGCTTCCGCGACCTTCTTCATCATGTAGGCGGTCGGGTCGGCGGGTTTGAACACCCACGAGATATCAAAGAACTTGGGCTTAGGGTTCAGAGCGCAGACGGTGCGCCCATCCGGCAACGTCTGCTTCATCTGAAACTTCAGGTGGTCGCAGTACTGCGCACGAGTAGGCGCACGGTTCCCGCAGATGTTGCACACATCGTACTTCACCCTGGTCCCCATGCTCACAGGAGGGAATTCCCCGGCTTCTATGCGCTGGGCCAGGTCAGGAGCCTTGGCGTTGTCCAAGTCAATCAGGAGCTCTACACGGTGCATCGCCGGATTCCAGAACGCCTTCATGACCTTTCCGACGGCCTTCTTCGGATCTTTGTTTACGTGGTGTCGGTAGTTGTAACCGAACTGCTCGAAAGTCTTGTAGTGGAGCGGAAGGGTATCGTCGGGAGCAATCCATGGAGGAGACATGTCCTCTTTGAAAGGATGCTCAGGGAAGCCGTCTCCGTTCCGGTTCTCTCCGTACGTCTCCCAAGCACTGACTGCCAAGACGTATACGATAGAGTGTCCTGGGATCGGCTCAATCGTACGGAAGTAGTCGGACCCTACGCTGGCGTACTTTGTCACCTCTTCCTGACAGACGCGCCCGTTGGCCCAGAGCTTAACAGGTTGAACAGTGAGCTCCCCGGTGGGGAAATACGGATCCAGGTGTAAGACTTTTGAAAGCACTACAGCACTTCCCTCAACAACTCTGAGATATACTCACGACCGAAGAGACGCACAGCTGCTGTCTTCTCGGTCTTCAGTGCACGGTCCAAAGACGCGTCCACAGCTACCGCTGCTGCGATCTTAGCTTTCATCTCATTGGGGATCTCAGGCATTTCCAAAGATGCAGCCATTTTCACGACTAGCTCGCAGACATCCCCCTCACTGTCGGAGGCGGCTTTCTCTAGGATTACGTCGTAAAGCCCGCTCGCTACCTTGGCGCAAGTTGCTTGGGTCTGCGCACTTGCGACTTCGGACGCGACTTTCACTGCGAGGACATCCATCTTACCGATGCTGTGTGCGATGCGAGAAACCTCTTCCGCAAACTTCCGCATGACTCTTAACCTTTCAGGTTAGCCAGCGCCAAGAGTCCGCGCGCAACTTTCCGGTTACTCAAGTGGCGAGATGCGATCTTCTCGCCCACAGAAAGAGCGATATCGCCGAACTCGAACCGTGACATCCCAGTCTGAGCTGTAGTGATCGCATCCGCGTTCCCGGTAGCCATCGCCACTTTCAGGTTTTCCGGAAGCAGTTGATCCAGGATTTCGAATTCGGTCATTGCATCCTCCCTAGAGCCTTGTTAATCGATTCTTCCGTTTTTGCCAACTGTTGAACAGTCAGAGGGTTGATGCCACCTTCCGACTGGGACGCCTCACGGAGAAACGACGTGACAACGTTGGGATCAGTGCTGAGCGTTGGAGCAAACTTCACCATCGTAGAGTACGCCTGGATAGTGGATCCGGGATTGACGCGCTCTTGAACGGATACGATAGGGTCGTAACTCATGATGTGATCAACGATCCCTTCTCGTTTTTTGTCCAGGACCATGCGCTCTTTAACGCTTCGTGCAGTTCCCCGAATGAGCTTCCCAAGCGCTTCCAAGCCGGATTGTGCGACGCCCTTTCCAAGGGCGGACGCAAATCCTGTCTCGGCACCTCCCACTAGATCCGCATAACCGGGCAAACCCTCAGACGCTGTTTTGTTGAGGGCTATCTTTTCTCCAAGATAGCGTTTGCGGGTGCTGAACGCTTCGAGCTCAGCGTAGACAAACTTCCCCCCGGGGGCCCCCGTGTAGTTCTGCATGATCTCTGCCTCCAGCTTACGGCCTTCTCTACCTGCTCGAGGGACAGCTGCGGCGGTACCCAACACTCCCGCGGTACCCGCGGCAATGCCGGTAGATTTCTTGGGGTTGTCCTTGATCCACTGCAGCACTTTTTTAAAAGCGCCTGGTGCAGTTTTACCTGGTAATGCTTTCGGCATCAAAGATCTCCCAAACTTTCCGCGATTTTCTTTTCGCAGAGGTCACACTCCTCGTACACCAGCCGTGCAGCGGCAGCAGTCTTGACGTATTTGAAAATCTCTTGGGTGTCTTGGTCCATCACTGCCACATGTCGGTCTTGGATTTCGGACAGTTGAGTATCCGGGTACGCCGCGACCTTGTCACCTGTCACCATAGCCCGCAAAGCCTGCACTTCAGGGGCCACATCCGTATTTGCGGACAGTGCATCCTTCTCGAAAGAAGGAAACGCTTCTGCTATCTTCAAACCGTGCGCTTTTCGATAGCAGGAAACCGCCGTCTCCATAGCCATCTTCCAACGCTGGCTAGCCTGGCGTCCTTCCATTCGGAAACGGTCAGAAGCTCTCTTGAGCTGCATCGCTAACTCGGGTTTGGAATAGCGAGGCTTTTCCGGCTGAGGTTCTGCTGATGCGACTTTCACCTGTTCGATGGTGTACAGATCACTGTAGTAATCGGAAGTGCGGCTGTACCCTGCGGTCTTCTCCGAACCCACTTTCAGAGACTTAGCGTCGTCGTACAGCGCTTCGATAACAACCTCGGCGTCGCCTGGATCGAAGGTGATATTCCGATCCGAGCCTTCCTTCTGCTGAAAGACCTTTCCGAAAACTTGCACGTTCGCGACCCTCACCAGTGTGCGAATCTGCTCCGGGTTGAGGTTGTTATCAGCCGCGACCTTCTGCGAGAGTTGATTGATAGTCTGGTCGCAGTCCGGAGAAATAAACTGGGACGCAATCTTCTCAGCGGCTTTTTCGAAATCGGTCTTGACTAACATATCGCCCTCGCCTCAGTGGTAGATGTCACTGGGATCTATGCCCAGGTCTTCGGCGCTGATGGTTGCTTGACGTTCTTCGATAGCCATCATGGCTTCGCTATCCGCGTCGATACCACCCTCAGCATCCTTACGCGCTTCCAGATACTTGATGCTGTCTTGCATCCATAAACGCGACTGTTTTGTTACATCCGCAGTAATAGAGTTACCTCTCGCGTTCGCACTTAAATAATACGCAGTTACTATGAAGTGCTCTATCATTTTTTTGGGATCGATCTTAATGTCTTCATTCCCCATCCGGAAATGGTGTGACAAAATTTCCGGCCCGTGGGTAAGCCCCATTTGAACGCACTCGCGCCCGTGGTCAGACAAAGCCTTGTCGTTATGCAGCAGCTTGCGTACGTAGGTAAGGCGCTCCAGCTTGTTTCTGAACTGCGACGAATCCATCACCAACTTCTCAACGTGTTCCAGAACCCGCAGATCAATCTCTAGAACTTCGCTGATACGCTCAAGGGTGGATTCACAGTAGAGGAATGCTTGGATAACTTCCCGGTGTTCACGTACGCGCACAATGTCCAAAGCGTATTCGATATCTGTGTCTTGGGCTTTTCCGACTACCACATTGTAGACATCTAAGAGATACGACCCCTTTTTAGGAGGTTTCCCCTTGTCTACTGCCTTAAGCAGAGCGTGCCATCGCCGCTCCGGGTTGATGTCCCGTGCAGGCATTAAATCTCCGCGGCAGGCCCTTGCTGTGCTTGTGCGTCAGGAAGTGTGCTCACTGCATTTTGGCTCAAGTTAATGACCACATCCCCAAGAGACTTGAAAACTGTCCGGAGTTTGTCTTCCAAGACAACAAAGGCTTCGTCGCCTATTGATTTCTTCGTGTCTCCTTCGGTCATCCACAGAGTCAGCAGTACCCGGCCCACATTATCGAGGCATTTCTCCATGTTTGGGACGTATGTCGAAACTACGTCTTGGAGAACGGGGGCTGCTGCCATCATAGAAATTGCGGCGGTATCGAAAACGCCCTCATCTTGCAAGCCCTCTGCTTGGTCGATGAGCTCCGGATTGATCTGATCAGCTACTATGTCAGGGGTCAAATTTTCACCCTGGTCCATGACTGGCATGGGGGGAGGTGGCTCTTCCATGGGCGGCTGAGGAGCAAGCATCTCTGCCGCTGCCGCGGGTGCCCCAGTAGCCTCAGGAGGGACCATCCCTCCCGCTGATTGTCCGATCTCCGAGGAGCGCTGTTGGATACCTTGGAGCAACCCAACGAGCTGCTGCGTCTGCTGTGCCTGTTGCTGCATCGCTTGCTGTGTTTGTTCAGCCTGCGACTGCATCTGCTGCATCTCCATCTCACTCTGTTGTTGGAGTTGCTGCACTGCTTCAGTGATCGCCAAGTCTGTGGGGCTCAGTGACGGTTGCTGTGGGGGCATCTGCCCCATCGACGGATCCATTTGCCCCATCGACGGATCCATAGCGCCCTGCGGCGGCATCTGACCCGCTGGCATCTGAGCAGTCTGCTGCATGTCCATGGGAGACTGCGCCTCTTTGTACAGACCGGACAAGAAGTCCCCAATCGCATCCCCGCCCTTAACAATTCGGATATTCGCCTTACCGTGGTCCTGCGCCTCTTTGAGGATCCCCGCCGCCTCTGTTGCTGGGATGTGGTAGTGCGTGGCAACCTTTTCCAAGGCGTCTACGAAATTGTAGGAACGCTCCCCATTTTCTACACGCCAGAAGCCCGCACCATCGCTACGCACTGTCGCGACTTTCGCCCCACCTTCCTGCATTTTTCCGTCGAGCCAACGAGTAATGAGCTTAGGGTCGCGCATGACCGAATTGCGCTTCATACGCTGACGAGCCTCACTATCGTAATTGGTGGGGGAATTCTTGTCCGTGGCATTCGACATGAGATTGACCCATGTCGTGTTTTTCGGCAAGAACACCACCTGACCCTTCACCGCTGCCTCCATGTACTTACGGGAGGGGTCATCATCAATAACGTAACGACAATCACTGTACTCCCGAACGTACTTCTCTTTCCCACCATCGCTAATAGCGAACTGGATACGCATGGGCTCCGTCGCTTGCGGGTTCTTAGAATCCGGAACCAAGAAGAACCCGTAGGAATTAGCCTTGGGGCGTGTGCTCCCCGTCCCCTTCTCCAGAAGCTTGAACAAAGCGCTGCCCTGAACGTCCTTGTCAAAATTGACAGGCTCCCCCATCAAACCCTCACACACGAATGCTTCTTTCATGTCCTTGCTAATAGCCAAGAACTTCTTGGGGACACGGTGACGTTGCGGTCCGTAGTAGGAACGAATACGGTTATCTCCGTACCTGCTCACAGGCCACGGAACTACAAAATAGACGTCAGGATTTCCGTCTACAAAATAAAGGCGGTACCACCCCCCATTAGCGTCGGGCTCTTGAAGAAAGCGCTCACCCTCCACCTTGATAGCGCGGTTGAGGGTGTTGCCTTCCCGGTTATCCGCCACGTCATAGCCCTGCTTCATGATCGTAGCGAAGGCCTCTTTAGCGCGGTCACCAAAAATTTCCCTGATCTCCTGGGGGGACGCACTTTTCGTGACCACGCGCACACGCGAGGGAGCACTTGCGACTTTCACGCTCTCCGCAACCTTAGTGTATCCCGAGACCATCGCTTCTTTGAGAGGCTTTACCCCGTAAACTTTAGCGATCTTCTGGAGGAGGGGCGGGTGCTTCTCAAAAGCAACCTTTACGCTGTCCAGCAGTAGCTGGTTACCGGAACTCAACATGTTGAGAAACTGCGGGTGAATCTCAAGAGTATGATCTTGTGCGGCTTTCACCATTGCCGCAACTCCGCTGTCCACAACCTCCGCAGGAACGTCTTCAGCACTAGCGTAACCGTAGCGCCCGGTAGTGTAGGGTGGAAGCACGAGGTTACGCACGCTGACATCTCGCGGAACTGTCTGCGGCGCGTTTTCGGCACCTCCCATCTCGTCAAGAGACATCTTGGTAATTTCCTCGAGCCACGCGTTGTCGAGCGGGAGGAAGATATTCAGCTTCTTGTAGTAGAACATCTCTACGGGTTTGAGCTGTCCATCCACAAGCACCACCGGAATGTAGATGGGGAGCTGGTTGTGGAGCACGACAAATGCCCCCACTCCGTTTCCTGCTTCCGCATCCACCTCCAAGATCTTGAACGTCACAACACTCTGCGCAAGTTCCGGGAACTTAGCAAAGAGAACGCTGTAAGCCATTTGCGAGAACCGTTCCTTGAACGACTGTTCGGCTTGTTCAGCCGGAGGCGGTCCTTGCATTCCCTTTTGAACTTGCGGGGACATCGACATAGGCATACGTATTCCTCCCTTAGTGAGGGTCGTCGTGAAGAATTATACTGTTGAAATTGTAAGGAGGAAAGGGGTTACTGCGCGGAAGAGACGTACTCAGTCAGGGTCTGGAGAGCGTTGGCGAGTTCCGCCTTCTTCTCATCGTCGCCCTTCTCGTCATCCTTCTTCTCTTCCCCATCGTCGTCGTCGCTCTTCTCTTCCTTCTTCTCTTCCATCTTCTCCTTCAGCTCGGGAGGCAGTTCCCCTCCGAGCTTAGAGATGGCTTCTTGAAGAAGAGACGAGAGCTTCGAGACTTCGCCGCTAGTAGGGACAGAATCCGTACGTGGTTGCGGCTTCTGCTCACCCATCAGGGGACCCTTGGGCTGCGTAGTTTTGCCTTGGGCAGGGGCGACACCGGACATCGCCTGGTTGTCCGGGGGCTCCGTGTGCCCAGGAGCGCCAGTGTCTCCCGAACCCGGATCAGTGCTCGACTTTTTCTGGAGACGCAGCAGCTCATCGACCTGAGCTGAGAGCTTCGCAACCTCGCTGGGGGTAGCCGCGCTAGCACCTGGAGGCGGGTTCTGCGGCTCTTGAGCGCCGACTTCACCGGGGGAGGTGTCTAGAGTGGTGGTACCCTGCGGACCGACCTTCTCAGACGACGGATCCTTCTTGGCATCGAGGGGGCCCATGCCTCCTTCCATCATGTCTTCTTGAAAGCGGCCATCACCGGTCACGTCCGTACCCGCACCTTCTTCCGCTGCCTTGTGCATCAGGGCAGTAGCGTGAACGGTAGCTGCGGTCTCGTAGTCCACCGAAGCGGCGAGCTTCGGAAACTCTTCATCCTTGTAGTGGCTAGTCTTCTCGGCAATCTCTTCGGCGACATCAACGAGCTTGTCGATGACACCCGCGGCCTCCTCAGCCGAGAGACCTTCTTCACCGCTGATCTCCGGCATCTCCTCTTCGGGGAGCTCATCCGCCACGGCATCAGCAGCTTCTTCCGCGATCTTCTCGGTAGGCCAGCTGATCAAGCCCTGACGCACGAGCTCATGGTTGATGCCCCTGACGTGTGCGCGTTTGAACAGTCCCATGATATTTCTCTCCTAGTCGGTTAGGGCCTACTGGCCGCCTACTTCTGGGTCCCTTGTTGGAGTAGGGAGGTAATGTCCTCAACCGTGGCGAGTTTCTCTTCTGTGTACGCAGCACTCTGTTGCACTGCCGTTGCTTCGTCCACTCCATGTTCCAGAAGCGCACGCTTTACGCCTTCAGCGTAAGCAACTTTCAAAAGGGTAGCGGTAGAGTCCATCCGTCTCCTCCAGTAATCAACGCCAAGTATATGGCGATTCGTTGTTATATCCAAGAGGCAAATTGCGCAACTGTTCATCCGCTCGGGGTGAAACGCGTGTGACGTACTTGGCTGTGCGGCCTAACCCGCGCCCCAAACGTTCCCCTAAAGTTCCCGCAACCATCGAGCCAAGCATTCCAGTGGGTCCCCAAGCGGCTAATCCTAGGGCAGTTCCCCCTAGCAACCCTCCGATACGTTCCGCACGCTCACCAGGATCTCCTCGTACGATGTTGGCAGCCTCTATTGCGGGGAATCCATACAGTAACGCTTTGTTGAACGCCCCCGGTGCCTCGAATCCCTCCCGGAATACGCTGCCCGGTTTGAGCGATTGCTTCATCCGCCACTCATGAGCGAAACGACGAGGTCGACCGATCATGAATCGCTTCACACCCTCTCGGGTGGGGAGCTTCTTAGCGAGGTACTTCCCTAATCGGGAAAGAGCCCTCGGCATAGCCGCCTCTTTAGTAAGGCCCATCTCGGAATACACGGCGTACTTACCAAGATCGTAGGGAGTCATCAGTACCGCCCCTTCTCTCCTCGACCAAAGTCTACGCCATATGCGTACGCAGGAACAGGGTGTGTTCCGTGCAGATTCGAAATATCCCCAAAATGTGCCGCTTCTTGGAGTGTGCTTTTCAAGTTACGATGACCGAGGCGCGCAAGCCAATCCGGATGGAGTAGCGGGGCACGCGAAGCAGGTTTCATGATGAACTCTACCTCTGGAGCACGCGGGGCAATCGCAATGGTCTTTAACCCCTCCTTCTTAAGGTAATGTAATACAGAGGGGGTGACTCTCTGCCCTACAGAGAAGTGAAAGTAGGGCTTTCCTAAAGTTTGTCCGAGAGTCTCGTTGACGGGGACCTCCTTAGTTCCCGAAGCCAAAGAAGAGCGCAACTTGTTATACGAAACCACGTCCCCCTTGATGAACTTATTAGTCGGGTCATCGAGAACGCGAACATGGTTCAGTTCGTTCTTTGCAAGCAACTCAAAATGTCGTTGATCCAGAGTCTTCCCCTGGTTCTCATACAAATCTCGCAGGGTATTTACGAGGTAAAGCCTCCCTGCGGCCAGCCCCTTGTGGCGCACGATTTCATCTGGCTTAGGGATACCTTCGCTAAGGCGGTCGCCCCTTTCCACGGCGTCACCCTTCTTCACGACTACTCCCAAATTAGGAGCTACGAAGTGTTGTGTGTTACCTATGTGTACGTAGGAGCCTCCCTGGGGAGCTTTCTCTATTTTTGATACCTTACCGTCAATGTCCGCTAGCGTAGCTTTATTCATGAACTGCTTGGGAGACTCGATGATCTGTCGGAATCCCGCAACACCCTGCAGGCGCATTCGGTCACCTTTGGCTGTGCGAACTCCGTGCTTGGCATCTAAAGCGAACTGACTGAGCGGTTCCCCCATTGCAGAAGCGGAACGTACTCCTACATTAACCCCTAATTCGTGTACGTTTCCCTTTTCGTTCAGCCCCTGGCACTTTTGACAGACACCATCATCTGCCTCACAAGTCATAGGGGAGCGCACCAACACCCTGGAAGCCCCACTCTTTCGAAGCTTCGTCTGCATATCGGAAGTAACTAAAGAGTTCCTGCGGAACTTTCCAGTATCCCGTGCCAGATAACGATCTACGATGTTCGGGTCGGTAACCTCCATCGTAATGCCGTTGTGCGTTCCGCAGTCCACTTCCGTTACCAGAGCATCCGCCATGTTGGCCATTAGTATCTTGGTCAACTCGCCAGGCTCCGAAACAGAGACGGTACTCTTGATAGTGTCTAGAATGGCCTCGTTACCTGCGACCCAATAGTCCGAAGGTTTGAGCCCCTCACTGTAAGACTTTCGAATTAGCCAAGGTTCAGTAAAACCGTAAGGGTCACGGGCCGCAGCAGGGGAGCCCACGATCTTCGAAAACTGCACAGGCTTTCCTCGTGCCCCGCTCCGAACTTGCTGAGTCATCGTCCCAGGGTGTGAGGTCGAAATTCCCACCATCTTCTCCTGGGCATCTTCTGCGATCCTGCTGCGTTGTTTATCCGTAGTAGCTTTGTCAAAAGCTGTGACGTAAGGTTTCAGGACTTTATTGCGATTCCTATAGTCAGGAGCGATGTCGTCTAGTCCAATAGAAAGGCCCTCCATCGTAGCTAACGCGTCACCTTCCCGCTTGAGGTCAGTGATCGTTTTGACGTAAGCTACGGGATCTTTATGCGCGAGCTCATTCATCTTCTTTTTGAGCTCACCCTTCCCCGACTCTCCTGACAGCCGATATTGCTCGGGAATATGCTGATTTAGCAGAAGCTGTCCTAGTGTTTGCGTCGACATCTAAAATCCCAACCCAATAGGCGAGGGTCCTGTGGCCGTCTCGTGCGAAATCTCCTCCTTGGGACCCCAAGAAGTCGGACGGTTAAGCCGGTCCTCTACCCGGTCATCCGCCTTGTTACCACCCTGTCGCTCTGGAACTCTCAAGGTGTTGAGGAGACCCGCCAACTCCGATGCGGGCATCCCCTCATCCGCGTTCTCCATAGGTTGTTGAGCCTCACTTGTACTGAGACGTTTTTGTTTTAAGCGTGACCGGATCTCCCGCGTAGCCCCCAACTTCTGGAGCACACGGTCAAACCCTTCCCAGAAAGCCGACATTTTTTGTAGGGCTGTCTTTCTCATATCCGTCACATTCCTCAATAACCACGCATCTTCCTTGGTTCGGAATAACACGTAGTCCTCCTCAGTACCACCTACACGTCTCTTGAATTTTACCTTATCCGGAGAGGCGGCGGTAACCTGAACCGGTTCCTTATGCTTAATCTCAACAGATCCCTTCCCATAGCCTTTCATGATGGGTTGCGGACCTGATGCTCCGAACCCTAGAGCGTAGTCGGCTGTATGGGTAGGGGTTTGAATCGCCAACACGTTCTCTCGAGTAGATGGTAATTTCGCCTTCGGGAGAGCCCAAGAATGGGCGTGCCCTGTCCAGGGATCGACGAGACGGAGATCGTAGTGCTTACCTGCACGCTCAGCCTTGTGTTCCTGTACAGCTAACATCCAAGACTTGGGTTGCCGGAATGTAGGAATTTTTTCTACGGGTTTCCCCGCGGGAATCCCCGGAGCGAACTCCTTAGGTTTCTTCTTAGTGCGGAGACGTGTGACGACTTCAAGAGGGTTGGCATGGGTTGCCGGGTCGAATCTCTTAAGCTCATTATCCCTTACAGGTACGGAGACCAGGCCCGTCTCACTATTCAATGAGTAGGGCGCTCGGATAGACCCCTGGTCGTGGAAAGTGGAAACGTCCAGACGGATTTGGTCTTTTTCCGGAGGCGTTACCGTGTAAGGATTCTTACGGCGAGCCAACCTCGACATGATGCGCTTGACCGTGCGTTCGAGCTTGTTGGTGTCGCGTTCAGCATCCAGCTGACCCCGAACATAAAACCCCGTACCGCCAGAGAAAGAGACATCAGTCTTATTGACTCCGGGGATCTTCTGGACTTCACGTTGAACCGCGCGGACCGCAGGCTTCAGCTCTTCGATCCCCACGTCCTTGCCCGCATCGATGTCCACCCACACCTGGTTCGTAGTCTTCCCGATGGTTGGGTGGAACTCCGTGTAACGTCTCGATGTGTACCAGTCGATGTCCTTCCCTGTAGGGATTCGGATAGGTTCATCCTTCTTACGGTAACGTCGAACAATAGGAGTATTCGGCTCCCGGTTCATAACCGTAAGCAGATCCTTGTCCTTAAGCTCACGGAAAAGGCGGCGACGTACCTCGGGAGTAGAATAGTAATCCAGCACATCCTTCTTGGTCATCTTGATGCCAGTAGAAGGACTATCGATCACGACCGCGTCCAGGTTCTCTACATCCTGGTACTTCCGGTTAGCCCAGACTGCGGCGCGTTGAGCTGGTGAGGAGTAGGGCATTAACCGATACTCACACGCGTCCCAAGACCAATCTCACCACGCTTATACGCAGCCATGGCGTCAGCCTTAGTCTTGAACTTCTTGGGCGTCTTATTCTTGTCATCCACACGAGACGCGTGGTGGATACCCATGATCGCCTCATGCTGCGGAAACACCAGTAGGTCACTTTTGGACTTGTCCCCAAAAAGAAGATTCGAGAGGGTGATATTCTTCGCGTCCTCGACCGCTTTAGGACCTACAGGAACATGGAGCATCATTGTGTCCCCATCGTAGTCGGCGTTCATACCTTCTTCCACGAACGGGTTAACTCGGAGGGTGCGCCCAGGGACAGGTACCGGCTTAGCGGCAACAACATTGTAACGATGCAACGTTGGAGCACGATTCATGAGGACAGGACGCTCCTGGACTTCTCGTCGAAGTGCTTCTTCCGCGGCGGGGTGGCGCTTCTCTACCATCTGCTTAGCCTGAACAGCTGGGAAACCCTGTTGGACAAGTCGGCGAATGAGAAACTTGTCGTACATCCCCCAAAGCATGTCCTTGGGAACTCCAACTTCGTCTACTCCAAGGGTGCTATCTGGAACGATAGTCCCGCGGCCAGCCACGTCTTGAGTTCGGGACATAAGCTTCGAGTGGAAGAAACCATGCTTGGGACCTCCAACACCGGAGATGTACGTCAAGAAACCCTTGTGGTTACGTGCTTTGGACTTCGCCGTAGCGGGTTCGTCAGTCCCGTACACCGCGCCTACTGCTTGCTGTAAGGCTGGGCGCAATTTCTTTTCCTCGCCGGGAGGGGTGGGCGTCTTGGGGTTCTTAACCTCTTTCATCTGGTTGTTGATGTAGATGAGGTCTTGGTAGAGAGGGTTAGTATCCCCGTAGATGATCTGCGTTCCACCCTTACCGGGCATGATCGGGCGCATCACCGGAGGTAGTACCGGAACTTTACTAACAACGTACGCTTTATCAGGTGTGAGACCCACGTTACGAAGAGCGTTGATGTACTTGAGCTGCTTAACCTCGTTGTCAAGCTGATCAGCCTTACGCCCCTTCATCTGTTTGCGTATGTCTTTCTCTTTCTGGTCAAGATCGAGCCTGCCCAACTCACGCTTGATGTGCGCTCCGCCCTTCTCCTGCAGCGTCTGGGAGAGTTGCGCGTTCGTCATACCGAGAAGGCGGCGAACTGGCTCTTTGAATACAGGATTTACAATGGGCTCAGCCAAGTCAATATGTGACCATCGCGTCCCTCGAAGACCGCCAGTTACTCCCGGGTCGAACAGGCCCCCCGCTTCGGGACGTAGGTCTTTCGCACGAACGATCTTAGCGTCCTTCACCTCTCCCGAAGACATCTCCTTGACGTCGTCATCAGTAAGAGGTCCAAGAGCTACCCTACTACCGTCGCGGCGGACACGCACACCAGCTCCGGTGAGCATCCCGACGAACTTGTCATACGCGAAAGTCGATTTCGGTTCTGGAGGAGTCATGCCCAGCTGTACACCGCGCCAAAACTCGTCATTCTTCTGACTCTTCACCGTCGCAACTTCCCGGAGGATGTTGCGGGCGTTGTGTCCGAGAAGAGCGTCGAACTCCATCTTGCCGATGGCCTTCGCACCTTGAACGCCGCCCTTAGTAGGCTGCAAGTTCATGTCGTAGGTGCCCGTGCTACGTGCGCTGTAGTTGTTATCAGTAGTCTTGAATAACTTATAGAGATACTGGCGCCCTACGAAGACCTTCGGAATCTTCTTCCCCGAACGTGGGTCATAGACCGTTTCCTTGTCTTTGACTCCGTGTTTACGTAGTAAATCTTTTGCCCACTTTACGTTGTCTTCGTTTGTGAAGTTGTCCACTACGATAGGCTTACCGGTCTTCTCTACCACTTTACCTACAGCGGTCTCGATGATCTGACTTGGGTTGATACGCGACACCACCCCTGCCGACGTCATAAGAACATCGACGGGTTTGCCTGCCTCGTCCTGAATCATTTGGCCATCAGGAACGATCTCTGAAATGACACCTTTGTTGCCGTAGCGACCCGCAATTTTGTCCCCGATCCCCGCAGGCTCTCGAGTCTTCACGGTGAGGGTGACGCGCTTCGGGGTCTTCACTACGTCAATAACCTCACCCTCGTGATCGTGGTCCCATCCCTGTGTGAACTCACGGTGAGGATGGGCCAATGACTTGTGAAGCTTCCCGAGAATGAGGTCATCAGGGGAGAGCTCCGTCTTGCGTACGCCTACGACTACAGGATCCCCGGGGAGCAGTTTAGTCCCCGGAGCGACTACACCGTCTGTGTCTATAGGCTTGTACTGGTCTTTGGTGTAGTTGTGTCCGTAGTAGGACTTGTGCTTGTTCGCGCTGAATGTCAGATCGGGATCTTTAGGGATGACAATCTTGTACATGCGCTCAGACGTAAGTTTCTTCGCCGCGGCTTCACTTACGACTACTGCGTCATTGGAGTTTGCCCCGTAGTAGGGCATGAACGCTACGCTCATGTTCTTACCAAGCGCCAGGGTGCCGTTGCGTGTGAAGTTGGAGTCCCCTAATCGCTGCCCCGCTTTGACTTCGTCTCCAGGCTTAACCGAAAGGTCATGGTTCAAATAAGTCTTGGCCGCTAGCGGGAAATTTTTATCGTACGGAACCTTCACGAGAGCCGGACCTCGAGCGGCTGTTTTTTCATGAGGGCGGATGTAGATGAAATCATCATCCACCTTCTTAACAACTCCGCTAACGGGTGCGTAAGGGTTGATGATCTTACCGATCATGTTCTCAAACGACTTACCTGAGGGAGTAGCCACTTGTACAAATGGTTCCTCGCGGTCGACGAGCGACAGTGCTTGAACCTGCATCTTGGATCCCATCACCGCACGGTTACCCTGTGCGGACTCCAAGAATGGGATGAGATTTGTCGTCGGACTGTACATGCGGGATTGATGCGGGACCTGGTAGTTCACCTTCCGAGCAGGAACACGGCGAACAACACCGCGGTCTACCGCGTCCACAGTGCCCCGAATTTCCTGATTCGGAAACGCCAACACTGATTCTTGAAGGTCCCCCGCTTTGACGTACTTTTCTCGCTTGGACTTTACGTCGTAAACTGGGACGTAGATATCGCCATTCTCGTCCTTCTGCGCGGTCACTGCGGCACGAATGTCGATTCCAGCGCGCATGGACTCCGGAGTACGGATAGGGTCAAGGGCCCCCATCTGGGTCACGTGTGTCTGGCGTGCCTCAATAGGAATAGCCCGCTCCGTAGAAATGCCACCCTCACCCAAAGAAGTGACCCGCATCGCAGAGTCGATGAGGTCTACTGGGTTAGTCTGGTCCGGAATCGAAGACAGCGTAGTCGTCGATAGGAACTTGAGGAGGTCTTTCGTAAAGGGCCCGGAAGGGATCGCCTTCTTCAAGTTGGGCGTCGCTTCCATCTTAATAGATGCCTTCTTCGCCACCTCTCTGGCGTGGAGCTTGATCCTTTCTTTGAAGAAGTCGTCCACGGACATGATGGTCTTGAACCCTAGGTTATCTTGGTCGTCGACCTCAGCCTGGTTATTAAAGATCTTGAGGACCTTAGTCGAGGCATCCAAGAGGCTTTGAGGCGACACATGGTCGTGCGGTTTACCAATGGTCTGTCGATTAACGTTAGGGTCCATTTTAGCGTTTCGATAACGCTCCAGAACCTCACGCATCTTAGTCACGGAATCCTGTTCCGACTTCTGCGCGTAAGTGGGGACCTCTTTCTTGTACAGTTTGTCGACATACTTGTCGGCCTTTGGCTCCAATACTTTCGCGTTAGCGTCGGCAAGCTTCGGACCCCAAGATTTAGAAATCTCATCGTGAGAAACGCCCGACTTCCTGAGAATAGGATAGAGCGGGATCTTAGTCGAACTGTACTCGAGTTGAGGCTGCCCCTTCGCAGGGTCCATACTGATACGGAAGTTCGCACCGCCCAACGTGTTGAATCCTGCTTCGAGAATACCGTTAGCCCGTTTACGCGAGTACACTCCCGGCTTACGGCGAACCATGTTCGACACCGAATGCTCGTTGCCTCCGATGATGAATGTGTGCCGTGGGGTGAAATATGGCACTCTGACGAGGGTGAAGTTCTTCATCTCGTCAATGGTTTTTCCGTCCTTGTCCTTCATCCGCACTGTACCCTTCACGGACTCGAACAAGGAGTCGCCCGTGAGGATCGCTTTCTTCTGTTCAGAGGGGCTGTAGTCTTTCCCGACCACCTCAACATCATCAACTTCGATAGTCTTGTTCCGAGAAAGTATCGGAAAGGACTCCTTCAGCCCCTCAACAACCTTCTGGCGGATGAGTTCTCGGCGCTGATCAGGCCCGACCATTAGGGGAGTCAGATTAGGCATACGTCCTCCAACGTTTTCTAAGTATAGAACACGTTCTCAGAATCCCGAATCCCATTTTGGTAAAAGAATATGTGGACGACAAGAGGATTCTTTCCAAGGAGGTGACAATGAAGTCCCACATGTACCAGGTGAGCAGCTCGGGGTGATCATCGAACTTCTCTGGGAGTTCTTCAAGGCTCTCAAGAAGTAGTTCGACACGATCAACCCGAACCGTCTCCACAGACGTGAGACGTCACTCTTCCGAGGGTGGCGTCTCTTTTTTGGCGAAAGCTGCTTCAGGGTTGGGAGGATAGACAGATTTTTCCGCGGCTTCTTCCGCCTTGCGTTTTTCCTCTTCCAGGAACACAGGGTCGGTCTCGAGCCACGCGAGTTCTACACAACGAGTACCGTCATGGAGTTGAAAGTGCTCTTCGAACTCCTTCACACCCTTACCTGACAGGAGCTTATCCTTGACTTCTTTGTAGTCGACTACCTGCACGTGAGGACACGTGTAGTCTCCGACGTCGGGGAGCTCCACTTCATCCTTGGCAATCATGGCCTTGCAACGATCACACTTACTCCAGGGCCTCCAAACCACGAATGTGCGCAAATAGCTCACCATGCGCACTTGACGGGCGGGTTGCAGCTTATCGATCTCTTTTGCTACGAGAGGGATGTTGTCTTTGGGAGGTCCGAATAGAGTGGGGAGCTCCACTTCGGCAGACATCCGAGGTACTTCTCCTCGGGCACTTGACAAGAGATCTACAAACGAATCTGGTTGTCCAGGTTGTTGCGCCATTACAGCATCCCCCCTTGAGCCTCCTGGCCCTTACCGCGAGTCATCTGTTCCCACCTCTGAATCGCGACAGAGTACAAGACAAAGTCCTCTTTCATGAGAGAATCCATGGCGCTCTTACGTCCCCCGTCATCCATGCTCATCCACTCTTGCACCAACATATCCGCCTGACCGATGAGTTGCTGCTGGTCGTAACCCATCCCACCAGACTGCGCTTGTTGCGCCTCCATCTGTGCTTGTTGCGCCATATTGTTCTGGAGCTTTCGGATTTCAAGTTGGAGTTCAGTCTCCCTACGAACGTTGTCCAGCTCTTCCTGTCGGATACGGTCCTCTTCCTGGTCCAAATCGATACTGTTCTGCTCCGCCATGGTCTTGTCCGAAATGATCTTTCGACCCATCTGGATACCCGACTGGTAAAGCTGCATCGTGATTTGCTTCTGGTACTGATCATCGATCATCCGGAACGGTGCAAGTTCCACGGGGATCTTTTCGAACCCCAGGAACTTCGCACAACTGTCGTCAATCCACTGGAGACAATCATTAAGGTCATTAACGTGTGTCTCTAGCTGATTTTCGATAAGTCGCAGCGTAGCTTCCATCCCGCTCTTGGTGAGGCCACCATACAGGAACTCAATGGGGATCCCGAGAGCGGCAACGATGTTCTTCTCTGCTTCTTGTACCTCACCTAACGTCAGAAGCGCGCGTCCCTGTCCCCCGATTTGCGTCATCCCAATTGGGATAGGCGCGAACATCATATGGAGGGGGTCTACGCGCCACTGCTTGAAGTGATCTTTCAGTTTGGTCTTCCACTCTTCGAGGCTAATGGTCGTGACAGGGTCCGCGTTCCCACTTGACTGTGCGGGATGCACAATCCGGAAGGGTGTCAGGTGGTCAAGAGCGATAGCCTCATTAGCTTTACGCAAAATTGCTGCGTAGTGGAACAACTGCAGTGTCGAGAGCAGCGGTGGAAGGCCCCATTGCGGGTTGATCCCGGCAGGTCCCCCCACTTTCATGTGGAAGATGTATCCTGGAGCAAACTTGAACTGCTTCTTCTTCTGGATCGCCTTCAAGAACCCTACGGGCATACTGTCGATAACGAACTTGTGGCCCTTCTGTACGCTATCCACCATCGAACGTGGAATGGTGTGGTAGTACACCGACGCCCCTGTCAGGGGGTTGAAGTCCACGTCCATGTGCTTGGGGTCCCATCGAATAAAATTGATTCTCCGACTTACCGCGAGTTTGCGGTCCTCGATCTCTCTCTCGGTGGCGATAACCTCGTTGTCACATGCGGGACACCTATAAGTGAACCGCAGTGACGAGTAGCTGTATTTATAGTCCAAGTTCTGGATGTTGGTGAGTGTCTTGCACTTAGGACACTTAAGATACCGGATGAAGGGTTGGTACATGGAGAGAAAGGCATTTCCGTACACGTACTTATCCAGGGTCATCTGAATGAGTATCTCCCGGACGTGAAGAACCTTCTCTAACAAATTTTTGTGTCGAAGTTTGAGCGCCTCATTCTCGGTGTCGTAAAGGAGTTCTGTGATGGGATACTCACCAAACTTCCGCAACGCCGAGTAGATGTGAGCCGAGTTAAAAAACAAGTACTCGCACCACTTAAAGAGTTCTTTGAGCCTTCGCGGACTGTAAACCTGGCTATAGGTGTGGTAAGGATTGGTGTGGGGGGCGGTATCTCGCGTCCCACTGAGCATGTAGGGGTCAGATACGTTGAAATCATTCGTCATGACGTGCTCTCCTACTTCGATCCAGCTATCGAATCATAGCTCAAAACCGGAGTAAACACTATGGAAGTCGGACTAACGGCTATTAACGAGACCCCTGTACTCACCGTAAATGACCCCACATCAAGTGGAAGTCGCGTATTCGGTGCCTCCATGGATCGAGGCAAGACACACTGGCGTTTTCCGGCATTCCCTCCATTTGTCGAGAGAGTACTACACGACCTCGGTAAAGTCTACGCGTCATTAACCTTTAGCCCACAAGCGGACACGTGGCTCTCAACGCTAAAAAAAGAGGAGGAGTGGGTAGACTTTGCAAGTAACACAAAACTCCCGGGGCCCTTTGGAAACTACGAACATCAGAACATCGGCCTAGGGAAACTCCTTCACAATTATCGCTACATTCTGCAGTGGGAGATGGGGACAGGGAAGACAAAGCCCATCATCGACATGACGTACCTCCTCGGGGAAAAGGTCCTGGTCTTATGCCCTCTAGTAGCGGCCAAGAACTGGGCTAAAGAGGTCAAGAAACACAGTGGAGGGGCCCTAAAACCTCTAGCAATGCTTGGTACACGGGGCAAAAAATTGCAGCTTCTCAACGATGCTGAGGACGCTGACGTTTTTATCACCACGTACGATACGGCACGTTTACACGGAGTCCCTTCTGTATCCCCAAAAGTCGTCAAGGCTGTCATGGACTCCCGAGGATACTATTCAATAACGGAGGCGTTAAAACGTGCCCTGATGAACATCAACGATCCTGCAACGCAACTCAGATTCGCAGAGGAGTGGATCAGAGGGCGCTCTGTTCGCGAGATCGGACAGGAATCTCGAGAGTTGGCCAAAGGCACGCTACAGTGGATAACTCAACTACCGTGCACCACCGTCGTAGCAGACGAGTCTCACCGTATTAAACACATCCGTAGCCAGCGTACGAAGGTGTGTATGCGGTTAGCTTCTAAATTTCCACGCCGATACTTACTTAGCGGAACCCTGAGCTTGGGAGATCCTCGGGATCTCTACCCACAGCTCAAGTTCCTAGCCCCGTACGCTCTCTCAGAGGACTATCGGGCGTTCTGTGACAAGTACGTAGTCTACTCCCAATGGAATAAACACGTAGTTGTGGGGTATAAGAAATTAGACTCATTGAACAAAGTGGTTACGGGAATTTCCGACAGGCGTGAACTAGAGGAGTGTGTGGACCTCCCTGAGCGCACAACTGAAACGCTTTATTTTGACCTCACCCGTGAACAGCTCCGAGACTACAACGGAGCCATCGAAAACATGCTCATTGACCGCCCGAACGCCGAGCCCCTCGAACTTCAGAACGGTGCCATTCGCCTTAATAAGCTTTTGCAAATATGTAGCGGCTTCGTCTACTCCCCGAAGGCTACTGAGAGTCCGTGTGACGAGTGTTCGGACCTGCGTAGGTGTGTCGTTAACGGAATACATCCCGGGTCCCCCCGCTGCACCCAAGTAGCAGAGGCACCTGAGAGGGAGACACTCCGATACTCGAAGAATCCTAAGCTAGAGCGCATAAGCGAATTCCTCGACGATCTCTTGGATAATAAGGTGACTAAGGTCATCATATGGGCCAATTTCGAAGCGGAATTGGATGACCTCGAAGAGCTTATCTCCAAAAAGCAGTTGGGGTACGTACGCGTCGATGGGAGCAACTCCAACAAGATGTCCGAGATGGAGGAGGTCTTTCAGAACGACGCGAACTGTCGAGTCTTTTTGGGTCAGATCAAAACAGGTATCGCAGTTACGCTTACTGCTGCCAAGTACACGGTTTACTATTCCCGAAGTTGGTCGCTAGAAGACTGGTTGCAATCGCGTAATCGAAATTTTCGAATCGGACAGACGAAGAAGACTGTTATCTATCATTTGTGCGGGAAGAAAACCGTAGAGGCTCAGCAAATAGCCGCACTGAAGTCGAAGCAAGATATCTCTTCTTCTCTTACGAAACACATCAACTGTATGGTGTGCGCGCAGTACCCCACCTGTGCCAAGGACAAAGTAGATCCGTGGACGGACGGCTGCATCTTAGGGCGCGAGGTTAAAAAGAAGATCACCCGGGTAGGTGTAATCCACCTAGGAGAGGACACGGAGGAAGCGTAATGGACATCGTACTACGAGAACACGACGTTAAAAGAATGATAGGAGAAGCCCTGGGAGTAAAGATCCCTCCTGACGATTTGATGGTCGAGCAGGACCCCCTGAGTGTGACTATCGTAAATGCGGAAAAATACCTCTACAAAAAGAAACCAGTTTTACGAGGTAAACCTGACGAAGCACCGTCGCAACCTCCAGATGCCTCTGAAGACTCCGAGCCCCCGCCAAGCGCGGACGCCTCACCCCTCATGTCCATGGACGACTTGAAACGGGAGAGCGCGGGCCTGGCAGCGGCTCCTCCACAAACGGGGAATTCTGAAAACTCTCCCCGAGCGCTGGGAGCCAACGAACGCACTGAAGTGCCGCCCCCAACCGAACACGGCAAGGAGAAATTGTAAATGCCCGAACTCAATATACATGGAAAGATCGTGGAGGTTCCCGCGGGATTCGGAGATTCCGGACTCCCTAATAAGGAATACTTCTCACACTCCCAGTTCTCAATGTATCGGAGGTGCCCCCGGCAGTTCGAATACCGCTACGTACTCGGTATGCGCCAACCGCCGGGTATCGCCATGACACAGGGGACGGTCATCCATGCCGGAGCAGAGGCCACACACCGCGCCACTATCGAAAACGGTAGGCCCCTATCACTAGAGCACGCAGAGGCTATAGTGTCGGACAAGTTCGATTCTGTGAAGGAGTACATCGAAGACTGGGGAGACGCGAAGCCAGGAAAGGTCAAAGAACTGACGCTTCACCACTTCCGAGTCTACCATAAACAGTCGATACCCCTGGTACGCCCCAAAGCGGTGGAGGAGCCGTTTGCGGTTAAAGTCGGGACAGTACCCATCGTCGGCTTTATCGACCTCATTGACGAGGTGATGTTGGATCGCGAAAATGATACCCTGGCCAAAGGGGAAGGTCCGCTAGTCACGGAAGTCGTCACGGACTTGAAGTTCACGGGTCGTAAATGGCAGGCGGCTAAGTTGAGACATGACACCCAGCTGACTCTTTATGCGCACGTTAAGGGGATTCCACGTGTTCGCATCGACTTTCTGCTTGACCAGAAGAGCGGCACTCGTTACGTTCAGGAAAGATCGTTAAGGACACCGCGGGATGCTAAGAACTTCGAAGAAGACCTGGAAGAATGTGTGGACCTCATCAAGAAAGGCATCTTCCCGCGTTGTGACCCGACGACCTGGGCCTGTACTCCGCGCTTCTGCGGCTACTACGAAAGATGTCGAGGACCCCAATGACTGAGGAACTGAAACTCCGCGACTTCACCGAACTGTCTCCCAAAGAGTTTTGGAAACTCGTTGATGCCGAAGCAGGAGCTGCGCAGACAAAAGTACAGGAGATCTTTGAGAAGGCTAACCGCCAAGTACTCAACCAGAAAGAAGCGATTGAGGGGTTGGATGCGCTTTTCATTGATTCGCACCGGCGAATCAAGGAGCACAGCTCTGCGCTCGCTAAACACTACCCTACCAAACAGCTGACCAAAAATAAGCTAGAGGACTTGGAGCATATGTGGTGGGTCGACCACTACACCTCGGGGGTCTCTCGGTGGTCGACTCTCAGCTGGTTCAGCTCCAAGAAGAATGCGAATAAGAAAGGGAAGATGCGGTATAACGGAGCTTCGACGCATTTTGTCCTCGGCTACGAGGGCTACCCTTTCTATATTATCCCGCTCATGCACGGAGCGTGGCATGAACCGAAGCGTAACAGAGACTCCATCAGCATCGAGATGGTAAACTGCGGCGCTATCAAGGAACATAAGGGTAAGTACTGCTACTGGCCCAAGGGATACACGCAAGAAATCCCGGCACAACTCGTAGCCGAACTTCCTCCGACGAGGCTCCCTTTCAATTTCCGAGGAGCTAAGATCCTCCAGCCGTTTACGGCGTCCCAGATAAAGTACAATGTTCTCCTCAAGCGCATTATCCTCGCAGCTTTACCCGGTAAATTGGACCGTTCACGCTTCAGTCAGCACCAGGAATGGCGCAGTACCAAGCTGGACATGGGACCTCTGTGGCCTTTCAAGGACGTCAACGATGCTGCGCATGATGCATTCCCGATCTCGCAGTACTCCTTCCTCTCCAAATTTGAATTAGCAGTCAAAGACGGCACGATCACCGAAGCTGAAGCTGCCGAACTGGAGATGGAAGGACACAGCCCTGAGTATGGAGACGAGACTCCTACTCACGATGATGACCTGGACGACGACAACGAAAGCGTAATGTCGATCTCTGAGGTCCAAGAATATCTTAACCTTTACGGATTCCGTGTGGAAGTCGATGGTAAGTTCGGTCCCCAGACCAAGAAAGCTGTCGGCAAATTCCAGACCGTCTATAACATGAAGTATCCGAGTACGGACGCCCTGGCTGTCGACGGCATACCAGGCCCCCGTACGTGTGCAGCTCTCAAACGGTATGAGAAGGAGTGACCGCCATGGAACTGAACGAAGTCTGCAGCAGGTGTGGGAAGTCCGTTAAGGTTCCCGCTGACCCCGAGTTGATGAAACTCAAGATCGAGGAGGAAGCCTCTGTCAATGAGATCATCGAGAAGTTTCGGCAATTCGCCGATAACCTCGAGGACCCTCTCCCCGAAATCATCACGCTCGTCCGTGTGCAAGACGACAACGGAGAGTACCGCTTCGATGTCAAGGCGCTCACCAAGCTGTGCGGCCCTGATGAGACCAAGAAGCGGAACAAGAGCGGCTGCTTGAAGCGCGTCCAGGCTCTGGTAGATGACATCTACCGACAGGCTAAGGGCCCTTCTAAGAGTAAGGAATGATGGAGAAATACGGAGTAGACCAGGAGCCCGAGCAAAAAACCGCTAACGAAATCGAGTCCAAATGCCCTCAGTGCGGAAAACGACTTCGAGACAGAAGCGAAACCGGCGTGCTGGTCTGTCCGCAGTGCGGAAGTCGACCCTTCGAGTCGACCGAACCTCCGTCGCCCAAAAGCTGAGGATCATTCGGGCCCTTTACTTCGTCGCGTACAACAGTGACGAGAGCCTCTTTCCACAATCAGTAGAGCTCTTCCACACCCTTGGTGAGGTGCTGGAGGGCGTACCCCCCGACGAACTGAGCCTGCGTAACATCAGCAAGCAGGCCCTTCTCGAGGAGCTAGCGTTCGATTAGTCTCTAGCTCCACGGAGTGACCGCCAATGACCGAAAAACAAGAGAACAAAGACACCCCGGTGTCTGCCGACACCCAAGAGTCAAAAAACCAGAAGGAGAAAAACGTGACTGACGCCAAGGCACCAGAGAAGACTGAGCGTAAAGCTCCGAAGAAGAAAGCCCCTGTCAAGAAGGAAGAGCCGGTAGCGGAGAACAACTTCGTTGTGAAGCTCACTGACATCGAGCTCCCGGACAAGTGGAACCGGGACAAGCCCGGTAACCTCGGGTCATTGACCACGTCGCTCAAGACCATCGGGCAAATCGTCGCCATGGTCGTGCAGCCTCACCCCACCAAGAAGGGGAAATATGTCCTCGTGGATGGGCGGCGGCGTTACATGGCGCTCCAAGACGCGAAAATCAAAAATGCGTTCGTTACGTTCACCGCGGGCGATGAGACCGAAGCCTACACCAAGTCCCTGGTGGCAAACATCAACCGGGAAGGTCACAACCCTATGGAGATCGCCAACGCGTTCTCTGAGTTGATCGAAGGAGGTATGAATAACCGCAAGATCGCCCGGGCAGGTGGCGTCTCCGAGGGGTTCGTTTCGCAACACTTGTCGCTCCTCGACCTCGACAGTGCGGTACAGAAAGCTATCGCGAAGGACGTCATCTCGATGTCCCAGGCGCGCATCCTCTGCCGCGTCAATGTGGAAGAACATTCCACTTTCTTCTTCCGCCTGTTCGAACAGATGGTAACCAAGGGTCTCAGCGCCCCCGAAGCGGACGAGAAGACGAAAGCGTATCTCGACCGTTACAAGCAGCGCCAAAAGGAGAAGGAAGAGGCGCAGAAGGCCAAGGACAAAGCCGCTGGGAAGGACACTTCCAGCAAGAAGGGCGCAGGGAAGAAGCCGGAAGAGCCCAAGAAGGGCCCCGGACGTCCAGAAGCCGAGGTTCCGACCTATGATGACCGTAAGGCTGACATCCGCCCCTCGAACAAGACGGAGCTCCTTGCCTACCTCAACGGTCACTCCGAGCGCATGGCGCGCGCCACGTCAGAGAAGACCAAGCAGTTCTTGAAGGGTGTGCTCCACGGTCTGGAGCTGGCTTCCGGTCTGAAGGAATAGCGTTATTCCGCGCAGAGATCGCTCAAATCATTCACTGACAATCTTCGGAACTCTAACTTCACCTCTTGCAGTAGTCGCTGCTTGATCTGCCGGACACGTTCCGGAGTCAGGTCGGCGAGTACTGCAAGTTGGTGAAGACTCTTCGAAGAAGTTCGGCGCGTTTTTTCAGGGATGTTGTAGTACTGGAGTAAGATAAACTTGTCACGCGCACGCATTGGGATCTTGGAAAGCACGTCGCGAATCATCTTTGCGACAGTAGCGTCAATGACTTCTTCCTCCATATCGGAGTCACTCGTAAGAGGTATCGGACGACCCTGGGCGTTCTCGAGAGGGACCATGATGTTGAGAGCTTCCTGGTCAACCACTGGCAGGAAGTCGTGAGCCTCACCTGAAGGGCATGGCGGTAGGCTTCTAGGGGTAATATCGCCATCTACTCGATAGTCGCAATGGCGGCACATAAACGACGTGGTACGTTGCGCTCTGCGGTGCGACTTATGTTTGTGGGAGGGGACGTGCACAATACTGCTACTTTGGATCTCATCAAACATCTCTTTTCGGATCCAATGTGCAGCGTAGGTCAAGAAGCGCGTCCCCTGAGTGATATCGAACTTGTCGATTGCAATGAGCAGCCCGACGTTTCCCGCTGACGTGAGTTGTTGTATTCGGTACGGGTCTTTAGTAATGGACTTCGCCATGCGTACAACGAATCGCAAATTACCGTTTACAATACGTTCACGAGCATCGAGATCTCGCCCTCTACCGCACCTCAAGCAATAAGGTGGAGCATAGTAAGTTTCAAATTTGTCCCCGCACGCGGTACAAAGAGTTAAGTAGTATTCCGTGGCGTTTTCGTCACCCTCTACGGGAGCGTTGGCGCCACACTCAGTGCAGTAAGGTCTGCGAACTTTGTGAGGGATTAGCTCGTCGCAATGAGGGCACGTGTTGTAACGCTTAAGAAGCGCGCGCTCTTCTTTGGGACGCAATAACGGGTGCTTTCCCAAGTCTTCATAGTACGCTTTAAATGTCCTATCGTTAAACGCGCTTGCCGATTCCATCCTTAACTCCCCGTGCTTAAATACCTATATCAGATACTGCCAAATAGAAGTTGACTTGTCCATACTGATCCAATAACGTGGATAGACCGCCAAGGAGGACCTCTCATGAGTAAAGCCAAGAAAAAAGAAGAACCCAAACAGGAGAAAGAAGAGATGAGCGACAAGCAAGAGCCGACTGACATCGTCAAAGCAGACAGCGCAGAGCTGGAGAAGACGATCCAATCCCCCGTCCTTTTGGATCTCGTACAGCAAGTCAAGAACCCGAGGTTCTATGACAAGTTCCGTACTCAGCTCGAACGCGTTCGCCGCCCCACTCTCAACGAGTTGGTGAGCATAATCAACACGATTCCCGAAGAGTATCAGGACGCTATCACCACCTTGATGAAGAAGATGGATCCGAACCGTCCCGGACTTTACCTCGCGGATTCGCGACCCCAACTCACAGAGCTCCGGCTCTACCAAGGGTCCGGTAACGACCCTAACCGTCCCGACAATTGCCGCGTAGGGCACTTCTACTTGACCACCAAACAGAATGTCGGAGCGAAATTCGAGGGTGCAGTTCTCGCACTGTGGCAGGGACGCACCATGTGGGCAGGTCCCGAAGATCCTCGCAGCGGTCCCGTCTGTACGTCGATGGACCGGGAAGTGGGTTCCAAGTACGGAACTTGCGAAACCTGTCCTGAGCGCCCATGGCGTGATGGTGAGAAGACAAACTGTAACGACGACGTTGTCGCGTTCATGCTGCCTAAGGCTATGGACGATATCATCATCGTCCGGTTTTCGCGTACGTCGGAGGCTTCCGGACGGCAACTCTCTAAGTTCGCCGCTAAGAACCTCGTGCCGTGGCAGCGCTTCTACGAGATCACCGCGAGTGAGCGGCAGGGCAAGGGCGGCGCTTCGATCAAGTGGCACGTCATGAAAGTAGAGCCTTCCGAGGATTCGATGCCTACCGAGTTGATGGAGTTCTGTGCTGCGCTGTGTGCAATGGCGGAACACGACTTTATCCTCCCGGGTCTGGGACGCATCTATAACGACGCCGCGGCCCTCAGCGGAGACGCCGCAACTTCGCAGAGTGGCGATGCCGTCAAGGATGCTAGCGAATACGACGACTTCGAAGACAACGTCTAACCTAGGGGGAGGAGTGAGGGGGTGCAACGCCCCCTCACTTTTTTTAGTCATGACAATCGAGCCGTCGCAATTTGTATTGGATCACGGTCCCTGGTCATACTCCAAAGCGGAGTCAGCGTCGCAATGTCCGCTACGTTTCTACTACACCTATATAGAAAAGCGTGCGAAGGGGCGTCCGAACGCCGACGCATTGGTCGGACAAGCGGTACATAAAATTCTGGAGTTCATGATCAGCGGTAGGGAGTGGAACCTGGCTAGGGATGCTGCGTTAGAGTCCTACGACCTAACGACCAACGAGCTCGACCGCGTTGCAGACATGCGATTCTCCGCTGAGAATTTCATCCAGAAACTGACCCGGTACCAAGAACGCCACAACATCCAAGACACTTGGATTGAGCGGAAGATGGGCATCACCTTGGAAGGTAAGCCTACCAAGTTCTTCGCCTCAGACGTCTTCTTCCGAGGAGTTGTGGACTTGGCACTTTTCCCCAAAGATAAAGGACACGTAATCGTCCTCGATCACAAAACGGGGAAACGGCGGAATCTGAAGTACTACGAGCGACAGTTCGATTGTTACCTCTTACTCGTGAAGGCTACCCTGGGACGCATCAACCAAGGACGCGTCGGAATCCATTGGGCGAAGGAAGACCTGATCGAGCTTTCGAAGCAACCCAGAAACCTGACGGAGATTCAGCCATATCAGGAGCAACTGATTGAGTGGTTGAACGCTTCCGTACAGGCCGCATCCGAAAACCTCGAAACTGCCAAACCAGGACCCCTGTGCCCGTGGTGTGAGCACCAGTCCACATGTCCTGAGTTCGGCCAAGGGAGCGACGCCGACAATGCCTGCGGAAAGGAAAGCGAAGGGTAAGAAACGGGGCATTACCCGCAAACAGATCTGGAAGATCTGGGAAACGGTGTCGCCTCGGGACTGGTACGAGTTCTTTAACCACTTCAAGCGCGGGTCCAACGTAGAGTTTGCGGGGGACACGACGCTGAAGGCCCTGTGCCCCCACCCTAAGCATCCGGACACTTCGCCGTCGTTCTTCGTCTTCACGGCCAAGGGCTACGCTAAGTGTTTTGGTTGCGACTTCTACACCTCCAACCCGATAGAGCTCATCGCGATGTTGATGGGCGGCACAGATGCCGACGCCGTCCAGTTCTTGAATGAGCGCTTCAACCTGAACTTTTTACCTCGTAAAGCCATTGAAGAGCTGCGAGCACAAAAGACCAACCAGAACACCAAGCAAGCGATCATGCACGTATGTAATCAAGTGCTGATTGACGCGCTAGCTGACACCTCTGGAAAAACGCACAAGTTCGCACAACCGGCTCTCGACTGGCTCATCAACACTAGAAAAGTTCCTGCGGATATGCTGCATGCTCTTCCAGTGGGGATCATGCCACCCTTGATAGAGCTCGGTAATTTGGTGGAGGACTACTGCAAGAAACTCAAAACCGCGTGGGACAACGATCCTAAGAGGGGACCTACGCCTCCTGAAGATGTCACTGACAACTCCATCAATTACATGTCCGAATCCTTCAGCGTTCCTTTTACCGTAGGCGGGGTCGTGTGGCCCCTCCACGCAACCCCTACGGAAATTGCACGCCTCAAGATACGCGGACCAAACAACAACACTCCTAAAGACATCACGATGCCGATGGATGAGTACGAAGATCTCCTCGGCATGTTCGGACTTGGGTGGGGGCCTTACCAGGCACTCCTTGACCCCAAGACGATGAGTGACTGGGCGTATCTCACAGAAGGTGAGATGGACGTCATGTCGTACATGGCCCAAGCTTTGAAGACCGGAAACATCAACTTTCCGCTCTTCTCGATTGGCGGGAAGGGCGGGTCCGCTCACATCGAACCCATCTTCAAAGCAGCGGGATTCTCCGGCGCTTACATGATCGGAGACTCGCCGAACAAAGGTTCGTCGGGGGGTGATGTCGTTGTCTACCACTGGATGTCCCACATCAGGGATACACGTGTCAAAGTCTTCACCGGTTGGGACGAACTCATTCCCTGTGGGGACCTCGACGAAGCTGTACTGACGCATGGCCTCAAGAAAGTTGAGGACACGCTTTGGAAAGACCCGAGCAAATTCTTTGTTCCTGCGTGGCAATGGTGCGCAGAGAGCGCTATGAGCGCCATCGACAACTTGAGCGATAAAGACTACCGCGTGATGGTGGAAATTGCTTCCCAGATTGGGAGCTGTCTTCGAAACCGTCACGACATTGAGCAGTACGCTAACGAGATCTCTTCCGCGTATGACGAGATCACGGTTCCCATCCTGAAACGTGAAATAGCCTCCAGCGAGGACACAGAAACGGGGTTCATCCTACGGTGCACTGACGCTTTGAAAGACCACTTCGCCACCCTCGCCACCAAGTTGGAGAGCGGTAATCGGTGGTTGTTACTCTACGCTAAACGAGCACGTGAATACCGAAAAATCAAACTGGACAGTGAACAGTCTATCGCTCAGGAACTCGCACCGACAACGGGTAATCTCCTCCAGTTTATACGCAACGAAGTAGGCTTTCCGGCTTTCATGGACGACCCCGAAGAGCTTGACGGTCAAGGACGTAAACGAGCTGATCAGAATGTCCGCTACTACCTGAAAGAAGCGTGTTTGGACATGGCACAAGGCGTACCCGATCTCACCGCGACGAAAACATTGCGTCAAGGATACCACACTGTCAAGGGCTCCGACGGTACGCGTGAGTTCATTGTCTGCGGCAAAGACGTTCTACATATCGAGAGATCCTCCAACGGAGCACCTATCTACAAGCATCTCGACGGACCAGCACACGAGGGTATCCTATTCGACCTGGGCCTCATCAACCCTCAAGAGGACACGGAACCCTGGTACCCCGGAGGGCTTACTACAAAGGTCCTCGAGGATGCCCAGAACATCAACGTAGATGCCCTATTCAAGGAGCTACAACACTTCTTCGATATCGGATTCCAGTTCGCAACTCACGACATCATGAAAACACTCTTGGCAGCGCAGACACTGATCTTCCCTGTCATGAACGCTTTCGACCGCCAGATGCTCATGTTCATCACTGGGGAGACGCACTCCGGTAAGTCTACACTCCTCTCAACCTTCGGGGGACCTTTCGTACCCAACTTGAAGCTCGTGCTGTGCTCTCAAGGCATGGACAACTATACTGCCGCAGGCGTCATGGCAGCCACCAACTGCGACTCCCGGCTCATGTGTCTCGACGAGTTCGAGTTCGAAGGTGCAAAGGCAGAAGCGTCCCGGGTTATCATGGAAATGCTCCGCGGTCTGGTAACTGACCAAGCCAAACGCGTCACCGGCGTAAAAGACGGAAAGGGTTACAAGGTTACGTATCACCGTCTGCCAATGATCTTGAGCGGCATTACTGGCGCTGAACTGCCCCAGGACCTGAACCGCCTTCTGATCGTTGAAATGAAGAAGATTCGTTCTCGCAACAGTCCAGAAAATATCCTCCTTAAAGAATTCGGACAGGAACGGATCCACGAGATGGCTCGCCAAATTGCTGTAGCGCTCTACCCGCGCGTTCCTGAAATCCTGACACACTACCAGGAAATCAAGTCCCAGTTTGTTGAGCTCAACGCCCTGCTTCCTTTCCCTGTAGAGTGGCGTTACGCGTCCGCGCTCTTCGGAACGCTGTCTCTTTTGAAATACTTGGGGCACGACTGGCAGTCGTTCTTTCGTGAGTTCGTCTCTCAGAATGCTACTACGATTCAGCGTGCGTCAACCATCAACGAGTCTACCAACCTCCTTAACACCATGTTTCGCTATGGTGCGCTTTACAACTACGAGACGAAGCGCAACACTTCCGTCAATACACTTTTGGGGCAGAGCATTACACGTAACGAGATCAACTCTTACGCCTGTGGCGTTTACTACGACGAAGCCACTAAGAACATCATGCTCCTCCTCAGCCAAGCGATGCCTGTTCTCATCCCTCCACAGAATCCCATGCGAAACGCTAGCGAAGTTCGAATTCGAGACACTCTCGAACGTCATCCGCTGGCCCTCTCACCTGCAGAGATAAAGAAATCAGGCATGATCCAACGTTCCGCCCCCTTCTTGGGTGTCAATATCGCAGTGGAAGACGTCGTCGCCTTCCGCGCACAACCCTGGTTGAACGAGCCCGGTATAGCGGACGATTCAGCACCGAAACCACCGAAGAAAGACGACGATACGCTAGAAAATCCGCAACTGGAAGAGTATGACGACTGGGGGTAACCCATGCTCGATTGTAATCTCTGCGGACAGACCGCTTGGAAAGGCGAATCCTGTCCCGACTGTCCGATTTACCAACAAGAACACTACATGGAAGGAGTCGGCACACAACAAAATGTCGACTTCTTCTGTGTAGCCGAGTCTCCTCACGTACCCGGCGTATCGAGTTCCCTCACAAAACACACTCCTTGGGGATTCGACGTAGAAGCTATCGTGAAACGGTCTGTTACAGACACGGTAGCCACTAAGAATCGTTACCGGCAATTGCGAGGACGCTTTTCGTACGCTGTCCGCTGCGCTGTCGACAAGCCTAACAAGAAGATACGAGAAGCCTGCTCGAAACTTTTCAAACCTGAGTTGTTAAAAGCTGCGAATCCTAAACGCCCCATCATGATCTTTGCGCTAGGACCCGCGGTCCTCCAGTCCCTAGGGATTAAGGTCTCGGGGTACAAAAAACTCCAGGGCAGGCTCGTCGAAGCGACGCTCAGTGGACGCCGTGTCATCATCATGCCGTCATTATCTAAGCGACAACTTGCGGCAAATCCGGAGCACCACGAAATCCTGATGCGCCAACTGTACCAGTTCTTGGATGCAGTACTGGAAGTACGCGCGGGAAGATCCGTACAGATCATCACCCCTACGGACATGCTCATCCAAGACTACCGCTTCCCCAAATCCGTTCGTGCGGTCCAGAAACTCGTCGAAGAAGTAGTCGCCTACGCTCCTGAGGGGAGAAACCCCGATACGCACGTCATCTCAGTAGACACAGAAACTAACACCCTGTTTCCGCACCGCGAAAAGCTCAAGATTCTAACCTTCGTGTTCTCTTGGGGCCCTGGCTTAGCCGCTTCAATCCCTATCGAACACGACGAGAGTCCTCTGACATTGGCGGAAGTGGCCCCATATATCCAGCAGCTTCTCACGTGCCCTAAGCCTAAAGTTTTTCACAACGCCAAGTTCGACCTCAAAGTTTTACGACGTAAAGGGTGGGACGTAGAGAAGCTGGCTTGGGACACAATGCTAGCAGAACACCTTCTTGCTGAGGCCAAAAAGGGGTACTACGACCTGAAGTCCTTGACGCAGAGCTTCCTCCCTAAATACGGCGGATACGAAGACGAGATGCAAGCAGTTTACCGGAAGAGAGTCCTCGAGTACAAAGCGTCACTCGAACGAGACCCTAACGCCCCAAAATTGAAGGGTGCTGCTAAGAAGCTCGATGAAGACTACGGGTACGCCTTCGTCCCTCTTAAGAAGTTGAGCGTGTACGGGGCGATTGACGCTGACGTTACTCGGCAACTTGCTCTCGTCCAGCGTAAGAGGATGCTCGCTGAACAGAAAGACCTGAACGCGCGTCGTCGAAAAATCAGTACGAACACGTACTTTGCAGCGCTAGCAGCTCCTGGCACGCCGGAGAAAGAGCCTCTCAAAGCGCTCATGTTTCAGCAACTCATCCCTGTCACGCGTACGTTAGCTCGGATGGAAGAGGTCGGGATGCGTGTCGACCGCCCATACGTCCTGGACCTCGACGAGAAGATGCGTAGGTCGGCACGTAACCTCTACGCAGAGTTGAAACTCATGCTCCCTAACGGAGTAGTCAACGAAGACTTCAACCCTAAAAGCGTGGCACAGTTACGACGGATCCTCTTCACAGCGGGTTACCTACACCCCAAAACAGGGCGGATGGTATGTCATACCGGAGAAATCCCTGATGAAGATATCCCGCGTACAGGCACGGGATTAATCTCTACGAACGCCAAGTTCTTGCGCGTGCTCAAAAACCAGTATGACTGTCAGTTCTCAGACACCCTCTTGAAGTACCGCGCGATCACCAAAGCCCGAGACACTTTCGTACGTAACATCCTCGTACTGAGTGAAGAAGACGGGAGGATGCACACCACCTTTAACATCCACGGAACAGCTACCGGAAGGCTAAGTTCCGTGGATGAGAACATGCAAAACATCCCCAAGAAGATCGGGGACCACAACCTCAAACAGTCGTTCATTCCAACTGACCCGGATACGCAAGTCATGATGAACGCTGATGCCAAGGCCGCAGAGGTGCGCCTCTACGCCGCATATAGTCGAGATGAAAACCTGATTAGCGCTCTCAACGAAGGTCTGGACCCTCACAGCTTCTTCTCCTCTAGAGTCCTCAACCCCGCTACGATCCTGGAAGGTGTTCGGGCTTCCGAGAAATCTTCGGTCTTGGCGCTAGTCGGGATCGACGACGTACACGACTGGAGCTACGAAGATTTCCAAAAGCGTGGATACTATACGGGGACTGAGGAGGACCCAGGCCCTGACGTCGCTTACGGTCAACAGCTCGGTAAACTCCGGGGAAACATCAAACGGGTGGTCTTCGGCATCCTCTACGGAGCCGCACCTAAAAAGATCGCCAGTATTGTAGGGATCCCAGAAGCTCAAGCTGCTGCCATCATCGAATCCTTGTTCCGAATGTTCCCTACTATTCCAGAGTACATCTCGAAGACTAAAGAGAAGATCCAGTACCTCGGGTGCGTAGAGACCTTCTTTGGAAGACGGCGCCGTTTCAACCTGCGCGGTATGACCTTCAAAATGCGCAACAAGGCTGAGCGGCAGGCTGTTAACATGCTGATCCAGAGTACGAGCTCAGAGATCATCATGAGGGTAATCACCGCGGTTGACGAACCCATACGTCACGACTTCGGAGGCAACTTGCTCATCACAGTTCACGACTCTCTTGTTGCGGAGATTCCCAAAAAGTACGTCCCTCAAATGAAAGACTTCATCACCGAATACGGAGTCAAGCGCGTCCGAGAGCTCTATCCGTGGCTGCCTGTCCCTTTCCTATGGGACGTGGAAGTAGGTCCCTCTTACGGACAACTTACTGACATAGATAAGTACCTGAAAGGGAACGTCCTCCCTGCTGACATTAGTGGCGACGATTACCTCGACCACGAAATCAAAAGCGACTTCGAAAACCTCGACTCCTAGAGGTAAAAGAGTTTGGTACTGGCGTTTTTCCATACGCAGAAAAACAGAGGGAGTTACTCCCTCGCACGCTGCACGAGCTCGCGGTACGACCAGGGGTGTCACCGCCACAGCCCGAGCCGACCCACTGTGTGACCTGCGATCACACACGTGGCTCAAGCCGGGCTACGACGTGACTCCCACCTGACAGCAGTACCCCACGTTCGAGTGTCAGATGCCGCGCCAAGATTTCGGGACCGACTGGACGAACGACGAAATCTTAGCTGCCCATCTGACACTTTTCTCACTAGGAGGAAAGCAGTACCCCCTGTGAGTTCTTCGGAGATCCGAGGCCCTCTCCGCGGGAGATCTACGCGATGATCGGACGCTGCGTAGTCTCACCTCTGCGAGGGCCCGGATCTCCGATGAACATCCTAGCAGTACCTGTGTACCTGAGTTGGCCTCCTCATCCCGCTATCCGCTAAGATGAGGACCCCAACTCAAAGCCTAGCAGTACCATTTTTAGTGCCGGAAAACCGGGTATACCCCAGCCGGTGAGCTACACGCCGGACGCCTTCGTGTGTGGAACTGAGTGCTCTCGGTTCTGAGCAAGAACGACAGCATAGCGGCACTACTCCTGCCAGAATTTGAAATCCTTGTTGATGACCTTCCACGCTAGCCACGCAAAGAGGCCAGCGTGGAGGCAGTCATCAGGCTTCTGGGGAGAATGGCGCCAAACCTTCCGGTCATTCTGCGTGATGTCTTCGTACTCGTTCAAGATGTCGTTAATCGCGACCCGCATCTCCACCAACGGAGCCCACTCTACTTTCTTTTGCTTCAAGAGCATGAAGTAGTTGTCGATGAGAGTTGTGCGGTCACCCATGTAGCGGTCAATCTGGTTGAACTTCAAGGCTTTGGCCTGCATACCATACTGTACCTGGATCACTTTGTGGTGTCCGAGGTGTGTGCGCATGAGGTCATTAGCTAATGCCCCTTCACCTGCATCACCGCAGAACATAGAGACGTGGTACTGCTTGCAAGTGTATGCGATCTCTTCTACGGCGCTTACAGGGTTAGTTCCCGGGTATACCTTATAAAACAAGCACACGAGCTTCTGATCTCTAGGTCGCCAACCCCAGATCCAAAGAACAGTCCTGGATACCCCAGAAGTCCCTCCCCCCGACCAATCAGCGCCCGCAACGATTTGTGTGATGTCCTTTAAGTGGTCTCGCGGGGGATACTGCTCCAGCTTTCTACCTGTGCACAACGCCTCAAGCTCTTCTTGAGAAAGTAAGCGGCTACCAATCTCGTCCGAAACACCCAAGACCTCATTCCGAAAAGTCGAAAGAGGGGCTTCTTCGTATTTCTGTAAGATTCGCGACCAGCGCTGCTCCGCAACTTGAATTTCGGATGTGGAACGTCCCGCCATTCTCATTGCATGTGGGTTGTTACGCGGCATCATCGGCTGACTAATATGAAAACCCTGGAGTGTTTTACTCGGAGCCATATCCACCCATTGGCCATTGAAGGGGTTAAGCAATTTTTTACATTTAGGACAGCCGGGGCCCTCTTTTTGGAGTATCTTCTCACTGTCAATGTACACGTAGTTATTACAGCCCTCGCACTTCATCACCCACTCAGTCTGGGTGCTGAGCTCCCAGAGGTACTGAATGGTATTCTCCATCGTCTTCGGAGTCCCGGCATACGTCTCATACGCGTAGTCAGACTCCGCCATCGTCTCGTTACCGACAGTGATGACAGGGTCATACAGAATATCCTGGACCTCGTCATACATGTTCCGGTCAGTGGAAGGCCCACGAAGACGTTCAGCATCATCACATCCGTAGGTGAAGAGCATCTCGCTGCCATTCGTGAACTGTTTGTGGAAGACGCGGTCTGCCAAGTCCGTTCGCAGAAACTTATCGTTGATAATTGGGGAATAGCGCATCGTTTTACCGATACGCGTATTGGAAAACCGCGTCGTTTGCTCCTTGGAGGGGCTCACGAACATGGTAGAGAAGTGTGGTATAAGACTGCACTCGATGATGGAGAAATTCGCTAGCGTAGTAGACTTCGCAACCTGGCGACTAGTCTTAAACAACGTACGCCGATAGCGCCCGTCATAGAACGCACGGTGCATCGGCCAATCCGTCAAACGAAAAGGTTTCCCGTCGAGCATAATCCATGCTTCGGCGGTAACGGACAGTAGGGCTGAGCGGGAGTTGCTCATAACAAAGAGAGGTTAACAGCATGGCACGAGGCAGGCAAGAAGAGAACCCGAACAAGCAGCTGCACTACGCCGAGAAGTACGACATCCCACGAGCTACCATCGCAGAGATCCGGCAGCAGATCCTGCTCACCTGGCAGACCAAACAGCACCGCGGAGCTATCTGCGTGGTCGGTGAGGCAGGCATCGGCAAGTCCCAGATCGTCGCCCAGATCGCGAGGGATGAAGGCGCGAGCATCTACGACATCAGGACCGCCCACTACGGTCTCGTGGGTACCGGCATCCCGAGCACTAAAGACTCCCCCGAGGGGTACTTCGACCTGCTCGTCCCGTCGGTGTTCCCAAAGAAGGGTGAGAAGTCCATCATGCTGTTCGAGGAGATCAACCAGGGTCTTCAGCACAGCATCGCCATGTTCTTCTCCCTCGTCGAGGACCGGAGGATGTTCAACTACTTCCTTCCGGATGAGGCCATCGTGGTCGCGCTGATGAACCCCGCAACGGCGCAATACGCCGTCACACAGCTCGAAAACAACGCAGCTCTCCGTCGGCGCCTGAAGTGGTTCTACGCACTGGAGTCGTTCAAGGACTGGGTCGAACACGCGTCCACCGACAGCTTCCACGAGAGCGACCGTTCCTGCTTCGACGATCACAAGGGGCGTCCATGCCATCCGGGAGTACTCGACTTCGTGAAGCAGTACCCCAAGAATCTGTACGACAAGAAGGCGCAGGGAGAAGGCAAGCAGTACATGTGCCCCGCGACGGTCCAGACCGTCTCGCTGGACGCGTACATGCTCGAGAAGATGGACCTCCCCGTCGACAACGAGTTCGCCCTGTGCCGTTACGCATCCTCCGTGGGCACGCACATGGCGACGCAACTCGTCGAGCACCTCAAGGACAACCGCACCGCGGTTCGCGCCGACGACGTGGTCTCCGACTACAAGAAGCTCGCTCGCAAGCCGGTGCGCCTCCTCCTGCAGAAGTCGGAGCAGGAGAAGATCACCGAACTGAACATCAACGTCCTGACGTACATGTTCAGCCTGCAGCCCGACGCAAAGGTAGCGGCGAAGAACTTCGTCATGTATCTCGAAGATCTGCCCAACGAGATGCGTGTCAGCCTGCTCTCGCAGCTGAAGAAGTTCGCAGACGAGAACAACGCCAACGACTACCTCTTCTCCCTGATGCGTCACGTCCAAACACACAAAAGCTGGATCAAGATCCACGCTAGCCTGGACGACGCGCAGACGGAGGTCGAGCGGGCCCTGCGCGGGAGCTGAGGCCGTGTCGCCGTATCTGTCCCTGGCGTGTGAGTTGCGCCAATCCAGAACCGAAGAAGAGTGGCGGAAGGACTCAGAGGAGATCCGGCAGAAGTGTCTCATCGCCGTTAAAGAAGTAATGACGGCACAGCCTGAGCCGGAAGAGATCATCTACGACTTGATCTGCCTCCTCCTCGTGCTTCCCGTCGCTGACCGCCTCCACATCCAACGCGCCTTCCGGCCTCTTGCTCAGAAGCTGGATTGCGTGGCCTACCTTTCGAACGTGTCTCGGGCTCTGCAGGAGACCGACGCCTGGGTGGATCTGAACATCCTGTCAGACAAGGGGCGTCGAAGCCTGCCTGACATGGGGCTGGAGATCAACCCGGAATTCAAACTCCCTTGAGCTCTAGGAAGTCCTGTCCCATGGACTTAGCGGCGTCTTCCACAAAGACGTAGGTCCCTGCGAGCCGAGACAGGTTCACCCCAAGGGGGTTCTCCGCAAACTCAGTGTGCTGGAGAGCCCCCTTATCCAACCCCTCCCACGCCTTGCGGACTTCCTTCCGCAAATTTTTTGCTTCAGGAGGTTGCAAGTCTACGAGGTTATCCTCGGCAAAGGAGAGCTCCTCAGGAGTGGTGATGTAACCTGCGCGCTTCAAGCAAACAGCAACGTACTGCTGGACATCCTCATCGAACTCCGCGTCCCCCTTGCCCTCGGGATCCATCCTTCGGACAGCGTCTGCCTCGTAGACTGTCCACGCCATTTCCGCAGGGTGACACTCCTGAATCGCATCGGGGTTACTAATATTCCCCACAAAAGCGTGGACAGTATTCTCGAACACAATGTGGTCCCAGAAGAATTGCGGGTTGACGATGAGGGCGATAACCGCCTGGAGCTTGTCACGGTTGACGAGGCTCAAGTCGAGACCGTCTTTCTCCATCGTTATCCAGAGAGTCTCCGGCTCCCAAGAAAGCATCTCCAAACCATAAACGTTGCGCGCCGCGGTGTAGAGAGATCCTGCGCTACGCTCATCCGTTGAACTCTTGAGAAATTCTAGAGAACGCGCCCTAGAAGTCGCAGGAAGAGACTCCGGGATCGCAGCTACGCTACTTGCGAGTTTTTCTAAGAGTTCATTCATACGTAGGAGGAGAGTTGCTTTTGCGCAATGGCCTTCACGTCATCAGGAAGCGTGGGAAGAAGCTGCATCAAAGCTTCCGGGTTAACAGTCTCCCCGTCACTGGAAATCTCGGAAGCCACGTTATCCCCCAGCAGGTCCTTCCAAAACGTAAGGGGAAGCGCCGCTAACTTCTGCTTATTGAGCATCATCCCGGTACCAAGCTCCAGAGTGTCCTCCGCAAGCTTCTCCGAATTGAAGACAGTCTGAATCGGATCTGGAAGCTTACGACCGTAAAGACGTGTAAGCCCGGCTTCCTTGTCCAGCTCGTGAATCGCGCTGGCTAATTTAGTCTGAATCTCTCTGTCATGAAACTCAGGAGCAACACCCTCGAGTTCCTGGGATATTTTGTCAAACGCATCCGAGAAAACGGTGCCCCGAGTCACTTCCCTTCGCGCACCCAGCCAGTCTTTTAGGCGCTGAGTACTGGTAAGCGTAAAACCGGCCAGTTTCTCGGTAGAAGGATGTAATGTGACTCCAAATTCCTTTGCGAGTTTGCAAAGCTGGAACATCCCAGAAGCCCGATCCTCTACAGTAAGAGTCGGGTAAATCTCACGGATACGAGTTTCCGCCAACTTGACATCTTCCGCGGTCTTCACCAGGAAGCGCTGTTGTTCAGGAAATACGTAGCGCTCTTCCGCAGACGCAGTCTTCTCGGCGGACGCTACGTAGATGTCGTCGTCAAGCTCGTAGACTTCCGCCGCTTTCTCCAGCATCTCATCAACTTCGCGAGGAACCGCGGACGCAAGCTTTCGATAGCCCAAGGAAAGCGCCGCGTGCTCTCGCGTGTGTAACGGAAATCGACGCTGTCCCGGCCACGCAAACGAACTATCGGGGAGATCCGAAAACTCGTCTTCGTCGATGTTGGCAGTCTTGGCCACTTCTTGCAATGCAGGAAAGCGATCAAGAACCACTCGAAGATGGGCATAACCCGGGTCGCACGTTTGGTCGTAAAGTGTCGTTGTCATATTGTCCCTCAAACCGCGTGGTAGTGAAACACACCTCATTATACGGCAGGAGGAAATGGAATGCAAAACAACCAACAATCGCCAGCGGAAGCCCTCTCTCAGGTCCTCCAATGGGCTTGCTCCCCTCGCGGAGGCAACAACTTCTGGGGCCGCATCTTGAACGGTTGCGGTCGACGGGCTATTCCAGGTCTGGGAACCGCTGCGATCTCCCTCACTCGAGAGGGAAAATTCATGTTCCTCTGGGACCCGGAGTTCTTCGTGAAGATTCCGATGCCCCTCCGGATCATGGTCGTCATCCACGAAGCGGCCCACATCGTCCTGTCGCATGTCGAGCGGAGCCTGCACATGAAGCAGATCTGCAGCGCCAACGACTACCAGTGGAACCAACTGTCCCCGCTCATCAACTTTGCACAAGACATGGCCGCCAACGACATTGCCCTCCGCGCTCTCGTCGATCTCGGCAACTTCAGAGAATACAAGAAAGAGCTCCTGTTCCCTGAGAACCCCCCTTGGAACTTCCCCCAGGGCAAGTCGTTCGAAGAGTA